GGTTCTGGTTCAAAAAATTCCAAATACTCACCATTACCAACTGAAATATATTCATTAATACCACTTATTAAAACGGGATTAATTAGTTCTGTTATTGGTGTTTCAGTGGGTGTTGGAGTGTTAGTTGGTGTTACTGTTGGAGTTGGGGTCGGTGTTGGTTCCACAAATCTTGGAGCCAAATAATCGTATTGTTGTGTTATCTCATCAAGACTTAATTGTCTGTTGTAAAAGTACATGTTGGCAACATGTCCCCAAGGCTGAGAAGCAGTATCATTATTACCCCACCCCCAATGTGTAGTTCCACCAGCACCCTCATTAATTGTGCTTCCCACCTGTGAACCATTTATGTAGAATGTTTGAGATGTGTTTGTTCCAACTACCGCAAACTGAACCCAAACGCCAGCTGAAGATGCTACATCATATCCTGAGCTTACAAATCCTGTTGCCCAATATCCTAATGTACTTGTTCCATTAGGTATTGTAATTGGTGTGATTTTAGGAGGACCCTTTGTATAAAGTACTGTTCTAAATCCAGCATTACTAGGTATCAATCTTGCCCAAGTGATATATGTGTATCCTGAATTTGGTAATAAAGGTCCTGTTAAGTTGTAATCAACTCTATTATTTCCTGTTGTACAATCAAAACATTTTATACCATTAAGAACTGTGTAAGTTGCACCAATTAATGTATGGTCATACCCACCTGTAATATCAAAAACAGTTGTTCCTGTGCCAGGGTAACTTGAGCTTTCATATGCGTCAAGTTGAATAACCAAACCTGAAGTTACAATACTTGGTGTTGAGGATGGTGTATTGGTTGGAGTATTAGTGTTTGTTGGTGTTGGAGTAATGATTTGTGTTTCAGTTGGTGTTAATGTATTAGTTGGTGTTGAGGTTTCGGTTGGTGTATTAGTAGGAGTCTCAGTTGGTGTTGGTGTGTTAGTTGGTGTTGGTGTCTCAGTTGGAGTGTTAGTTGGTGTAACCGAAGGAACCACAGCACAAGAACTAAATCCACCTATCTCAAAACCATTTGAGTCTAATTCAACAACTAACCCACTATAACTATAATATCCTGACATATCACCAATAACGGCTCCATTTGGATTATTATAGAATTGTGTATTAGTATCAAAAGATAAATTTTCTGCATATATTACTCCAATAACACCACTATCACAAGCAATATTTGCGGTTGAACCTGAAGTTATATTAAAAACATCCAAAGCATTTGTTGGTGTAGGTGTTTCGGTTGTAGTTGGTGTGTTTGTTGGCGTTTCTGTATTTGTCGGAGTTTGAGTTACCGTTGGTGTATTTGTTGGCGTTTCTGTATTTGTTGGGGTTTGAGTTACCGTTGGTGTGTTTGTTGGCGTTTCTGTATTTGTCGGAGTTTGAGTTACCGTTGGTGTATTTGTCGGGGTTTGAGTTACCGTTGGTGTTGGTGTATTTGTCGGGGTTTGAGTTACTGTTGGTGTATTTGTTGGTGTTGGACTAGGTTGAATTAGTTCATAATACAAATCATTCGCAGGTATACTAATATATGATAAATCATTATCAGGTATTATTATGTAATATAAATCGTTTGATGGTATTACAATTCTACAATTAGGACAATCAGGATTTAATAAATTATATGTGTTTTTTAATATTCTAAAGTTGTGTTTTATTTGAGCAGGATTTAATGGTTCGGTGTACATTCTAAATGCACTAATATCACCAATCATACTACCGCCAAAAAGTTCTTCTAATCTAATTTGGGTTGTTAAACCTGAATAAATTGTATTGTCTAAATCATAAGTTGTTAAACATTCAGGGTCCTGTTGATATTGTAAACCACTTAAATCAGTGGGACATCCACCTGAAAAAGTTAAGTTATCGTGAAGACCTTGGGTACCACCACCAATTGAAATGTTGTACCCAACACCAATTTGTTTTTCTTTTTCAACATTTAATAATCTTGGAATAATTTCTTCAAAGTTTTCGGCAACCATGAATAACTTACCATTAACATAGAACTTAAGTGTACCTAATCTGTACTTTTGTTCTTCAGTCCACATGTCATTAAATGTTACAACTTCAGTCGACGCTGGGTCATAAGGTTGTTCACGGGTAATTGGCGGTTCAATTAACGAAACACTCCTACCTTCAATTGTTGCAAAATACACATCTTTAACTAATAACCCTAACCCACCTTTATCGTAAAGGTCACAAGTGTCAAACCATTCATATCTTTGGAATACGGCATCAATTTGAGCCCAATGTTCAACATTTTGATATGTTGTACCTGAACAATCATCAAAGATACCTCTTGTTGAACACCATTCAGTCACTGAAGTTCCTGTAACATATGTTAATCCTGTAAGACAAGTTCCAGTACTTTCACATCCGCCAGTTATTCTATATGTTTTAACACATAATCTTGGACTACCAGTATCCCCACTTAATCTTAATGACAGCGCGTTTGAAACCTCATCATATAATGGGTCTTTTTCAGGGTATTGTGCTGTGGTCGTACAATCACACGCACATCCACAAGTACATGTTGTTATTGTTCCTCCTGATGGTTGATATACTTGAAGGCATTCTGAAGATGTGTTTGCACTACTAGCACAACCACAAGTATGCATACAAGTTAAACCTGAGGTAACTCTTGTATATCCTGTATCTTGTTTTGGACTACCATCGGCATAATGATAAAATTTATTTTCGGATCTTGCCCCCATATAAAAGAAGGTTCCTTTATTTTCAGGGTATCTAACATTTAATCCAACTGAAGTATTACCTGTCCATCTATATTTTAACATGAACTCTGCCGTCCAACCTAAACTAACTCTTTCAGGGAAAACTTGATAATCATATCCTGCAAGTTTGTAAAACCCTTGATAGAAACCACCATTTAAAGTTGCAACATATCCAATATCTCCACCAGCGTTTGTGTAAGATAAATCATAATTGTATGAACCATCATTCCATAATCTATTTTGTGTTGTTGTAAAACCAGTAATAGGATGAAGTTTCATTCTCCTATCATATTTGTATCTGCTAAATTTATCAGAAATATTTGTATATAACCCTGTTGTTACTTGAATAGTTTCTCCTGACATATTCTGAACTAACCCGTTGTCAATACCTGTCAGACCAACATCACATAAATTAGTAACAATAGGACAAAAATTTGGGTCAGTATCTGTTGGATTCCAATAATTTTCAGAAACGATTGTATCACTACTAAAAACACAAGGTGAAACCTGACATAATGTGGTACCGCTACTATTAAAATTAAATTTGAATGGCATTCTATTACCATCGTCTTCACCAATTAATAACGGTGAAAAGATCACTTCTTGGTCATAATCTTTTTCATCTGATGCAAGACATAAGTCGGTCACTTCATTGACAGGTTTTAGACCAAATCTTCTAAAATTATATTGATTAATATTTTGATATGCCATATTACAATGATAAATACCTTGTGTGCTAGTATTTATAAGATAAAAAAGAAGAGATGATTACAACAGATACAGAATTTTATTCATCACCATACTATTTTCTTTTAAGAGATAAGGGAGAAAAATACTCTTTATACTACTCTGTGGAGGAAAATTTAACAGAAGCTCGTAAAAAAGACGAGGTAATTCATTTTGAAAAAAGTAAAGGTGTTAAGGTTAAAAACCATCTTAAGAAAGTTGCCAAAGAGAAAAAAATTAAAACAACTAAAGGTCTTAAGAAAGATTTAGAAGAATTAGTCAATTTAGATGGAGCATTATCCAATTCTAAAATTCCAATTCTTGACCCGAAACTTCACCCAATGAAAACCATGGACCAAACTGTTGCTGCAGCAAGAATTACAAATGACCCTATTTCTCGTGGTTATAGAACATATTATGGTGAGTCAGTTGAAGAAGTTAGTGAAATTGATATGTCAGGCGCTTTTGGTTACGAAGAAACTGAAGATATGGACGGAGCTCAAACTTACAAATATTTAGTAAAGAAGATGGGTATGGACCCTGACGAAGCTAAAGAAAGAACAAAACAAAAAGGACAAGACCCAACAGGAAACAAAGATAAAAAATCAAAATATTATAAAGACAAAAATTTTGTAACAAGAGCAACTCTATCAGAAATTCAAAAACAAAAAATGATTAAAGTTGTGGAAGATATGTTGATGAATAAAAAAAATTCAGATAATTCTGAAGTTAGTAAAAAAGAAATGGGTAAAAGCATTGATGAATTACCATTATTAATTAGAAAAAATTTAAAGTCTCTTTTAAATCATGTTGAAAAAAATGGTTACTCAAAAGAAGATTTAATTAAACTCATAAAAAAAGGTGAATAAAAGTTTATACGATAACGAAATAGAATTCCCATCCGACAAAAGGGAACATATGAAAAAATGTTTTCATATGGTAAAAAATGCGGATGAAAATACTGAAGGTTATAATAGAAATAAAGAACTTCAATCTCAAAAATTTATCAATTATAAACAATTAAAAAGAATTAAAAACTTTTTTGATAACTTTAAAGGTAACCATAAAGAACCTTCATTTATTTTAAATGGTGGCGCTGAAATAAAAAATTGGGTTAACGATGAATTAAGAAAAATGAGGGATTATGTTAAGAATACCAAGACAAACAAAATGAATGGTGGTATGATGAACCAATTTATTGACTCTCACGAGAAAAAAGATTTTACAAATGTAAGACCATCTCAAGAACATTCAAAAACTGTGGACAAATATAATCCATCTGTTAATGAAAGTGTTAAAAGAATAAACGAACTAATATCAAAAATATAATAATATGGCACAACAAACACCTGTTGATTTAAATCAAACGGAACCAAACACACTTTCCGCTGTCGCCGACCAAGAAAGAGCTAAATTAATTCCAAAAAACGACTACAATAAAGTTGGTAATGAATACTCAGTAGTTAATAAAGACGCTATCGCTGACGGAGACTCTTTAGGTAGAGGAACTGGAGAGTTCTTAGACGTATATAACACGGGAGCAGGAACAATTGAAGACGTTGTTGAAAGAAAAAGTGAAATAAAAATCAATAAATTTAACTCGTCAAAAGTATACCCTAATTTCTAATGAAACTACAAGGAGCGTTAAAAGGTTTAATTTGCGAAATTGCTTCTTTAGATAGTATTATTGATGCTATTAAAGGACGAAAAGTCGTTATTATTTACTATGATGGTGACGAACCAGGTGGTAGAGGTATACGTCAAATTGAACCTGTATGCTTAGGAGTTAGTAAAGCGGGTAATAAAGTTTTAAGGGCGTGGGATAGTGAAGGAGCGTCTCATACAGGATATAAGGGTGAACAACCATTGCCTGGTTGGAGACTTTTTAGATTAGATAAAATACTATCAAACAAACCTACAGGTGAGGTTTACAATGAACCTAAACCAGGTTATAATTTTAACGGTGATAAAAGTATGGTCAGTGTTATAATAAATGCTAAGTTTGATAATAATCCTCAAACACCACAACCTCAAACACCACCAACTCAACCTCAAACACCCGAAGAAGAAAATATAACATAATATGGATAGATTAATGGAAAAATTAGCTTTGTCTAAAGCAATTATGGATAAATCAGATGGAATTAAAAGTTCAAATTCTATGAACGGAGGATTACCACCGACATCATTACAACAACTAAATTCACCTGAAACATTTGACATTCCAAACGCAAAATACAATATTCCTGCAGAATTTTTACAGGAAACACAACAAACACAACAACCTTACCTTTCAAATGTACCAAGAGAAAACACCAAGCCAGTTGGAGTTCCTACAGTAGACGCAATTAAAAATTCTAAATTACCTGATGAAATTAAAAGGTTAATGATGGAACATCCTATTGGACAACCCCAACAACAAAATACAACAATATCTAATGATTTGATTGAAAGAGCGTCAAGATTAATGAATACAAACAAAGAAGGATATATTCCTGAATCGGCAAAACCAAAACAACAAGTTCAACAAACACAACCATCTGTAGGAGGAATTGACTATAAATTAATCAAAAAAATGATTAATGAAGCGGTTAATGATGCATTACATGAAAATGGTTTAATAACCGAAAGTTCTGAAAAATCAAACGAAGTTTTTAGTTTTAAAGTTGGTAAACACATCTTTGAGGGTAAAGTTACCAAAATTAAAAAATTATCCTAACCGCTTTATTTATTAGTCGTGAATTACTATATTTTGATAAAATATATTAATTTATTATGTCTAAAATCAAAGTATTAGTTGTCCCCTCTGATAGAACAGGTGTGGGTAAATTTAGGTCAGTAGACCCTCACGTCTTTTTACAAAATCTTTACGGTGACGATTTCCACGTAGATATTATTTACGAACCATCATACGATGATATGAATTTTTGGAAAGGGTATCAAATTGTTGTATTCCATAGAAGTATTGGTTCTGATTTTGATAGGGCTAACAGATTAATCCAAATGTTAAACTCATTAGAGATTATAACGGTTTGTGATATTGATGACTATTGGATGCCAGGAAAAGAACATCCAATTCATGATATTATTAGAGTTAATAAGATTAACGAAAAAATCATGGCAAATCTTAAGGTTTCAAAATATGTTACAACAACCACAACAATTTTTGCGGATGAAATTAAAAAATTAAACAAGAATGTTGTCGTATTTCCTAACGCAATTAATCCAAACGAACCACAATTTAAAGAGCCCACCCCTGAATCAGACCGATTAAGAGTTGGTTGGTTAGGTGGTTCATCTCACTTACATGACTTACAATTATTAGATTTAGGAAGATTATCTCAGTATAAAGACAAGTTACAATTTGTTTTATGTGGATTTGACACTAGAGGTACGGTTACTGAAATAAATCAACAAACAAAAGAACAAAAACAAAGAAACATCTTACCTCATGAAACTGTTTGGGCACAATATGAAAAAATCTTTACACAAAATCTAACAACTGTTTCTGAAGATTATAAAAAATTCTTATTAAATTACACTCAAGAATCATTTCCAAACGAAATGAATGAACCTTATTTACGAGTGTGGACAAAACCTGTTACATCTTATGCTAAGAATTATTCAAAATTTGATGTATCTTTGGCACCAATTAAAAACCATCTTTTTAATAGAGTTAAATCACAATTAAAAGTTATTGAGGCTGGTTTCTATAAAAAAGCGATTATTGCCTCTGATATTGGACCTTACACTATTGATTTAAAACATTGTTTAAAAAATGGTGAATATGTTGACGGAAATGCAATGTTAGTAGATGAGAAAAGAAATCATTCTGATTGGTCTAAATACATTGAAAAATTACTTAAAAACCCAAATATGGCAAAAGACATGGGTGAAAGATTATATGAAACGGTTAAAGACAAATACGATTTAAATAACGTAACAAAAGATAGGGCACAATTTTATAAATCAATAATCAAATGATAAACATACCAATTACAAAATTATTATTCTTAGACATTGAAACTGTAGGTGTTCAACCTGATTGGGATTCTTTGGTCAAATATAACGAAGCTCTCTCATTTCAATTTGAAAACTATTTTGATTGGTTTCAAAAAAGATTTCCTGAAGACGCCGATAAAGGTGTTGGTCAGATGTTTGTAAATAGATCGGCATTGGTTCCTGAATTCGCAAGAATTGCATGTGTTAGCGTTGCATTCGTAACAGATAAAGGTGATGTTAAAATGCAATCATTTAGCGATCCTGATGAAAAGAAACTATTACAAGATGTTCAAAAACTTCTATATAGAGTTGGTGAACTTGGGTTTTACTTATGTGGTCACAATGTAAAAGGATTTGATATTCCAATGATGGCAAAAAGAATGATTATGAATGGTATCATGCCACCTAAAATTTTACCAGGTCACGACACAAAACCATGGGAAATTAAAGCGTTAGATACCAAAGAAGTATGGCAATATGGTGGATATGGTTCAATTGCTTCATTAGAACTTATGTGTGTTTGTTTAGGTGTTGAGTCATCTAAAACAATGGAAATTACAGGTAATAAAGTTCACGATGCTTTTTGGATTAAAAAAGATATTAAAGGTATTGTAAAATATTGTGAAAAAGATGTGTCAGTATTAATTGATGTAATAAAAAAATTAAACGAATTAAAATAATGGATTTAGGACAACTTGGTCATTTTGACCCAAAAATTAGAGAAGAGATTGAAAAACAATTTAAAAAAATTCAATCTGAAATGGGTATTCAACCCGACGAAGAATATCAAAAAGAATTAGAAGACATGTTAGGTCTTTCATTTGAAGATATGGAAAAAGAAATTAACAATATTGCTAAATTAAGAACAATTAAAGTTGAATTAGTACATGAAGACGCGGTTCTTCCAAAATACGCATACCCTTCAGATTCAGGGTTTGATTTACATGCAACTGAAGAGGTTATTATTGGGCCATTTGGCAGAGCTTTAATTCCAACAGGTCTAAAAGTTTCTTTTGAAGAAGGTTATGAAATACAAGTTAGACCAAAAAGTGGTTTAGCTATTAAACAAGGATTAACAGTTCTTAACACTCCAGGAACAGTAGACCAAGGATATACTGGCGAAATACAAGTTATTGTGTTTAACACCAACAACACAACAGTAACAATTCCAAAAGGAATGAAAGTGGGTCAAGGTGTTTTATGCCCCGTAGTTCAAGGTAAATATGTTAGCATTGAACAAGTTGGTCAAGTTGAGGATAAAGATAGAGGTAACAACGGTTTTGGTAGTACAGGAATATAATGGAAAATAATATTAGTCCCGCATTACCTGATGGTGTTAAAAATTATTTAATTGACATTGATGGAACAATCACCGATGATATTCCAAACGAAGAACCTTGGAGAATGGAAACATCATTACCATATGATGGTTCTGTTGAAATAATTAATTCTTGGTTTGATGATGGTCATATCATTACTTTCTTTACATCAAGAACAGATGAACACGAAATTGTCACCAAACAATGGTTAGATAAACATGGTTTTAAATACCATAACATCTTGTTTAACAAGCCAAGGGGTGGTAACTACCATTGGATTGATAATCATATTGTTAGAGCAACAAGGTATGATGGTAGATGGGGAGAATTAATAAAAGTAGAACACAAAATAGAAGTTTTTAAATGATAACAGTAGGATACTCAACAAGAGAACATAATCCAAAATTTATTGAATACTTGAAAAAAAGTTCAGGTTTCAAGAAAATTGAAGTGATAGAAAAAATTAATAATGGGGAGAAATCCCTTTCTCAAGTTTATAATGAAATACTTGAAGAATCAAAAACTGACATAGTTGTATTGTGTCATGACGACATTTACTTTGATACCAATAGTTGGTACTACAAATTGAAGACTCATTTTGAAAGTAGTGAGTATGGTATTTTAGGTGTTGCTGGAACCACACATATGTCAGAAACTGGTAAATGGTGGGAAACCAATCGTAGAAAAAATATGATTGGTATTGTTAACCACGAAAATGGTGGAAAAAAATGGACATCAAAATATTCTGAAGATTTTGGTAAATCAATTAGACAGACTGCAATTGTTGATGGTCTTTTTATTGCGTTAAGTAAATCAAAGATTAAACATAATTTTGATGAAGATTTTAAAGGGTTTCACTTTTATGATATAGCATTTTGTTTTAAAAATCATTTAGAAGGTGTCAAGGTTGGTGTAATTACTAATATTAGAATTACTCACAAATCTATTGGACAAACTAATGAACAATGGGAGCAAAACAGAGAATTTTTTGTTCAAAAGTACGGTAAAAATTTACCAAGTAAAATTCCTTTTGACCCAAACAAAAGATTAAAAGTATTAATATCTTGTTTATTTTTTAGAGGGTTTACTGGTTCAGAATTATATGTTTATGAGTTAGCCAAAAGTTTAATGAAATTAAATTGTAGTGTTACCATTCTTTCTCAAATTGGAGGTCCACTTACAGATATGGCAAAAAAATTAGGTATTAAATGTATTTCATTTGAAAACGCACCAGGGTTTAAACTTGGCGATGGTCAATGGGGAATGAACACACCTGAAGGTTTTACACCATCTACACCAAACGCATTATATCGTATATCTGAAGTTGATTATGATATTATTCATATCCAACACAAACCTGTTGCGGAAAGAATACTTAGTATGTACCCCGAATTAGATAAAATTTGTACAATACATTCTGAGGTTATGTCTAAAGAGTTAGAAAATCCAGTAATACACGAAAGTATAAAAAAATTCATCGCAATTAGACCTGAGATTAAATCTCATTTAATTCAAAATTTTGATGTACCTGAAGAAATGATTGAGGTTATATATAATCCAGTTGACAATGAAAAATTCCAACCAAAAAATATACCATCAGAAAATTATGTGTTATTTGTTGGTACTATAGATTATTTAAGAAAAGAGTCAATTTTAGATTTAATTGAATACACCAGAGAAATTGGTAAAGAATTGTGGTTAGTAGGTGAAAACAATGGAAATTATTTGGAAAACGTTTTATTAGAATCTCACGTAAAACATTTCCCATCAACATGGAATATTGAAAATTATATTTTTAAATCTTATGAGACAGCAGGAATTCAATTAGGTAGAACAACTATTGAAGGATGGATGTGTGGTAAACCAAGTTGGATATACAAAGTAGATGCTGGTGGGTTTATCTTATCTAAAGAAAAATTTGACCCTCCTGTAGATATTGAAAAATACAATACTTTAAAAGTTGCTCAACAAATAAAAAACGAGTATATAAAAATTTTATAATGAATAGAATTATAGATTACGAAAATTTATCAAACGAAATACAACGTTGGATTGAAAATTATGTATTAAACAACAACATCAAAACTTTAGTAATTGGTGTTTCAGGTGGAATTGATTCCGCAGTTGTCTCTACTTTATGTGCAAAAACGGGGATTCCAACAATCGCTGTTGGAATGCCGTTGAATTCAAAACTTAATAATACAACATTATCAAACCTTCAATTAGAGTTTTTATCCAAATTAAATGTTAAGACGGTTGAAATTGAATTAAGTGAGACATTTAAATCCTTTGAAACCCTTATGTCTCAAACGTTTAAATCTGAATTGGCTAATGCGAATAGCAAATCAAGATTAAGAATGATGACATTATACCATATAGCAACAGTTACAAGTGGTATTGTTATAGGAACAGGAAATAAAGTTGAGGATTTTGGTGTTGGGTTTTTTACCAAGTATGGTGATGGTGGTGTTGATATTTCTCCAATTGCCGATTTATATAAAACAGAGGTTAGAGAACTTGGTCGTTATTTGGGAGTTCCTCAAGAAATTATTGATGCAACACCAACAGACGGTTTATGGGATGATGATAGAAACGATGAATCTCAAATTGGTGCTACTTATGAAGAGTTAGAATGGGTTATGGAATATGGTATTAATAAAATATCACACACCGAAAAAGAATTTAAAGTTCTCCAAACGTACCAAAACTTTAATGAAAAAAATAAACATAAAATGGTTTCAATACCAATCTTTGATTTAAAACAAAACGAAATAATATGAAAATAGGAATTATCGGAGCAGGCAGATTAGGATTAACTTTTGCTCTATTATGTGAAAAAAACGGATACGAAGTAATTGTATCTGATGTTAGAGAAGATTATGTCTTTAACTTAAACCAAAAAATTTGTTTAACAAACGAACCATTAATCCAATCAATGTTGTTGGATTCAAAAAATTTTAGTGCAACAACTAAAAATATTGAGGTTATTGAAAACTCTGATGTTATTTTTACATTCGTTGCAACCCCATCAACATTAGACGGTAATTACGACACAACAAGAGTATTTGAAGTTGTTGCAGATTTTTATACCGCATCGTCATTAAACATCCCTTTATACGAAAAGAAATTCATTGTCGGATGTACAACTAACCCTGGTGATGTAGAACAAATCCAAACAAGATTAAACATGTTTAACATTCAGGTTGCATATAACCCTGAATTCATTGCTCAAGGTGAAATAGTAAAAGGTCTTGAACAATCAGACATTGTTTTAATTGGGACTGACTATACTGAACTATCAAATCAATTAATTGAAATTTATAATAAGATTCAAACCACACCTGTTAATGCTTATGTAATGTCACCAAAAGCTGCAGAAATAACCAAAATTGGCATTAACTGCTTTTTAACAACAAAGATTAGTTATGCAAACATGATGGGACAAATTATGATTAAGGCTGGTATTCAAAGTGAAATTGATATGGTTTTAAGTGCAATTGGTGGAGACTCAAGAGTTGGTAAAAAATACTTAAAATATGGATTTGGATTTGGTGGTCCTTGTTTACCAAGAGATAACCGAGCGTTAGGTCATTTTGCAAAAAATCTTGGAATGGAGTTGAATTTACCTTTAACTGTAGACAATTTTAATAAAGAACACGCTAATTTCATTAAGGACTATTTTATTCAAAAAAATCCTGATAGAATGGTACCATTTGTAATGGATTATATTACCTATAAAAAAGGTACTGATATTATAGAGGAGTCACAACAATTCCAATTGTGTGTTGATTTGTTAAATGAAGGTTATACCTTACATGTTATTGAAATTGATGCAATTACAAATAAGTTACAACAAATGAGTGAATCTTATAATAACAGATTAAAATTCTTTAAACCAGGGACTAACCCTCAAGGATACAAAATTACCCTATAATGATAATCTTAACAACATCATATAACTGCGAAAACTTTATTGAAAAATCTTTGATGACAATTATGACTCAAAGATTTAAAGATTTTACTTGTTATATAACAGATGATTTATCTACTGATAATACGGTTGAAATAATTAAAAAAACAATACAAGGGGATGACAGATTTGTTTTAATTGAAAACAAAACAAAGATGTATCAACCAGGGAATTATGACCAAGTCATTCGTGGTCTTAATGTTCCTGATGATGAAATTTGTGTTGAAATTGATGGGGATGATTGGTTACCAAATTCAAATGTGTTAGGATTAATTAATGAAACTTACCAAGATGAAAATGTCTGGATGACAAGTGGTTCATTTAAGTATAGTAATGGCTCTCAAGGATTTTCAACACCACCCACAAGTTTTAATAACATTAGACAGCAAGGGTTTACTCTATCACATTTACGAACATGGAAATCTTGGTTATGGAAAAAAATTAAAGAAGAAGATTTACAAGATTCTGAAGGAAACTATTGGAGTGTAGCAGGCGATTTGGCGTTTATGTTTCCAATGTTTGAAATGTCAGGTGAAAAACATTATAGACATATTTCAACAATAACTTACATTTATAACGAAAATAATCCTTTGAATGACCATAAGGTTAATATGCCAATGGTAAATTCAATTGTAAACATAATTAGAAATAAAACACCTTACAATAAAATATGACAAAAACAGTAAAAGATGTTAAAAATTATTGGAATAGTAGACCATGTAATATTAGACATTCAAAAAAAGAAATTGGTAGTAAAGAATACTTTAACGACGTAGAACATCGTAAATATTTTGTAGAACCACACATACCAGAATTTGCAGAATTTGAAAAGTGGAAAGGAAAAAAAGTTTTAGAAATTGGATGTGGTATAGGTACCGATTCAATAAATTTTGCAAAAGCGGGTGCTAAATTAACATGTGTTGAGTTATCTGAAAAGTCTTTAGAATTGTGTAAAAAAAGGTTTGAAATTTTTGGTTTAAATGCCGATTTTTATTGTGCAAACGCTGAAGAACTATCCAAAGTTGTTCCAATTGAAGAATACGATTTAATATATTCTTTTGGAGTTATTCATCATACCCCAACACCACAAAATGTATTTGACGAAATTAAAAAATATATGAACGAAAACACTGAAGTTCGTATAATGATGTATGCAAAACACTCATGGAAAACATTTGAGTTTTTCATTAGAAATGGGTATAAATTTAATTTCAACCTTAATAAAACAATACAATATTACGCTGAAGCTCAATTAGATTGTCCTGTAGCATTTACATACACTAAAAAAGAATTAATAAACTTGTTGGAATTAGATAATAATTTTAAAATTACATCTGTTAGAAAAGACCATATTTTTCCCTATGTAATTAAGGATTATATAAAACATAACTATAATAAAAAAACTATAATTAAACTTATACCAAAATCCATTTTTAGTTATTTAGAATCTATACTTGGTTGGCATTGGTTGATAACATTTAAAAAATAAATTATGATAACATGTAGTAACATAGGTGACAATGGAAGATTTGGTAATCAACTATTCCAATTCGCATCTTTAATCGGAATTGGGGATAAATTAAACTATGAAGTTTTATTTCCTAAAAAAAATCTAAAACAAATAAACATATCATCAACAAGAGAAAACAAGACTTTTGTCGCATATTTTGAAATAAATGAATGTTTTGATATTGACCAAAAATTTTTCACTGATGATTTAATAATTGAGAAAAGAGTTAGTGAAAGATTTTTTCATTTTGATGAAAACTTGTTTAATATTTTAGACAACACGGATGTTAATGGTTATCTACAATCAGAAAAATATTTTAAACATTGTTCAGATAAAATAATGGACATTTTAAAATTTAAAGATTCTATTATAACATCAGCAAAATCATACCTACCAAAGACAGATAAGACATTAGTGTCAATTCATGTTAGAAGAACTGATGCCGCAGTACCTAATCCGTATCATCCATTAACAGGTTTAGATTTCTTTAATCCCGCAATAGAACATTTTAATAAAGATGAGTACCATTTTGTAGTTTGCTCTGACGATTACGAATGGTGCAATAATGTTTGGGGAAATGACGAAAACTTTACTGTTGTTAATTCAAAATCACCTTATGTTGATTTATGTGTTATGTCACTATGTGACCACCACATAATCTCAAATAGTTCATTCAGTTGGTGGAGTAGTTACTTATCAAAAAATAAAAATAAAAAAATCATCGCTCCAATCAAATGGCTCGGTACAGGGTATTCAACATACATTACCGATGATTTATATACAGAAAATATGATAAAATTATAAACATAATGGAAAATCAAATAAATCATCCTGAACATTATGGTGGAGAAGATAATCCATATGAAGCCATTAAAGTGATTGAATCTTGGGATTTAGGATTTCATCTTGGCAATGCAATAAAATACATTTCAAGAGCGGGTAAAAAAAGTATTGATACTGAGTTAGAAGATTTAAAAAAATCTTTATGGTATATTGAAAGAAAAATACAAAAATTAGAAGATAATGATTTTACTTTACAAGACGAAACTGATGAGTTAGATATTGACGTAAAAGACTTAACAAAAACAACATTTATTATTCCAGTTTGTGTTGAATCCAAGGACAGATATAATAACGCTGTAAGTGTACTTGGGTTTTTAAATAAAAATTTTAAAACAAATGTTATTATACATGAATTAACTAAAGAAGAAAGTAAATTAGATTTTATTAGTTCATTAAAAAACTTAAAAATAAATCACATTCTTCAAAAAGATAATTTGGATTACTACCACAGAACAAAACAATTAAACGAAATGTTAAATATTGTAAAAACACCTGTAGTTGTTAATTATGATATTGACGTTATTTTACCTGTTGACTCTTACGTTGAGTCACAAAATTTAATACTTAATGGTAATTCAGATTTTGTTTATCCTTACGGTGATGGTGAATTTCAAAGGGAAATTTCTTTAAGTTTTAACAGGGATGAGTTTAATATAAATTTTGATATAAATTCAATTGATACTAATTTACTAAAAACTTTTACGTCAAAATATGGTCATTGTGTTTTTGCAAATACAAAAAAATATAGAAAATGTGGTGGAGAAAATGAAAATTTTATTGGATATGGACCTGAAGACCAAGAAAGAGAAAATAGGTTTATAACTTTAAAATATAATGTATCAAGAGTAGATAATCTTGTGTATCATTTTGAACATTCAAGAACACCATTTAGTAACGGGGATAATAAATATTACGACAAAAATCATAAATTGTGTGATAAATTATTGGCTATGGACTATAAATCAATGTTAGATTATTATAACAATATTGAATATAGAGAGAAATACGATAAATTTAATTAAAACATATCAAAATTATGATAGGACTAACTAATACCGAAATATTACACCATGAAAAAGGTAGATTTGGAAATCAACTTTTTAGAATTGGTGCGGTAGTTGGAGAATCAATGAAACGTAATGTTGAATATTACATCCCAAAAGAATGGGATCACTGCGATTTGTTTCCCAATTTAAAAAATAAAATATCAGTAAATGATATTAAACATAATGTATCATCAACACACCAAGAACCATCATTTGCATATCACGACATACCTAGCAATTCAGGTCTTTTGGAAATAAATGGATTTTTCCAATCGTGGAAATATCTTGAGGGATTTGAAAATGAGGTAATTGAAGAATTATCTTTTTCTAAAGAAAGGATTGATAAAGCATTATCTAAAATGTCCAAAGACACAATAAAATTATGTGTTCATGTTAGGTGGGGAGATGTATATGATAGAAAAACTGGTGGTGGTCATAAGGGTTTTGAAAAGTGGCACCCAACAATGTCACTTAACTATTATGAAAATGCAATAAATTTTATTTTAAATGAAACTAAAATTGATGAAATTTTAATTTTTACAGATAACGAAGACACCAAAGATTTTATTTTTGGTAAGTTTGAAAAATTTGGAGTTACAGTTGTCTATTTTGATTACGACAGCGACTATATAACAGATTTCGTATCACAAAGTTTATGTCAACATTTTGTTATTGCAAATAGTACATTTTCTTGGTGGTCATCATTTTTAAGTAAAAATAAAAATAAGATAGTTTGTTGTCCTAAAGAAGAAGATTGGTTTGGTTCGGCATACACTCAACACGATAGGAGTGCGTTATTACCAATAACTTGGAAAAGAATTAATCAATAAGAAATATGGAAAATGTTTTAACCCCACAAGAAATGTGGGAAAGAGATAGAGGAGATGAAATTAAAATTATTGATTATCCGTTAGATTCTAATTCCCAAGTAATTGAACTTGGTGGATTTACTGGAGTATGGTCTAAAAAAATTATTGATAAGTTTAATCCAAACTTAATTATTGTGGAACCAGTCCCTAATTTTGTTTATGAGTTAACACGTAATTTTGGTGAAAATCCAAAAGTTAACATTGAAGGAGTTGCAATATCAACATCAAATAAAAAAATAAACTTGTATGTTAATGGGTGTGCAACTTCAGAAACAATTGAAGTTTCAAAAAGAAAAATTAGTGTTGATTCGTACGACATTGGTTATTTTATATCCAAATATAATTTAAATAAAATTGACTTAATTCAAATTAACATTGAATGTGAAGAATATCCATTACTTTTAAATTGGATTGAGACAGGATTTTTAAAAAATGTAAAATACCTACAAATACAATTTCATACCTTTTGTGAAAATTATGAAGAAAACTATGAAAAAATATTTGAGGGATTAAAAGGAAATGGATTTGAAATCAATTATAAATATGACTTTGTTTGGGAGTCTTGGGTAAACAAAAATATATGAATTTAGATAAAAATATAATAGATGTTATTGAGAATTGGAATTTGTCATACACTGTTGGTAATTCATTGTTTCACATTTTAAATTCAAAAAATAAAGATTTTAATGATTTGGAAGAATTAAAAAAAGCTTCTTGGTTTTTAAATAAAAAAATAGATTCTTTAGAAAATTTACCCCCAAGTAAGACTAAATTTAATAAAATTAAATTAGATGATATAGATTTTAAATGTATTAATCTAAAAAAAAGAAATGATAGAAGGGATTGGATTAACTCTCATTTACCAAAGTTTAATATAAACTATGAATTTTTTGACGCAATTGTTGATGATAATGAATATGATGTTAATTTTCCAAAGGCTTACAGTAAAGGTCAAAAGGGTTGTTTTCTTTCACACTATAAATTACTTAAAACACATGACAGTAATAAAATTTTAGGTATATTTGAAGATGATGTTGAATTATGTGAAGATTTTTTGGACAGGTTTAAGTATATTGAAGACAACTTTAATTTAGATTGGGATATATTCTTTTTATCATCGTACTACCATTTGAATGAACATAAAGATAGATGGAACCCTTCAGGTGATTTTGAATTAACTGATACAAAATATATCCACAGAGTTTATGGCGCATTTACAACACATGCTTATTTGGTTAACCCAAAATCAATTGATAAAATTTTAAAATTGATTGATGAAAACATTGCCGACACTTATGCAATTGACCATGTGTATTGCTCCAAAATTGAAAGTAAGTTAAATTGTTATTCTTTTACTCCAGGAATGGCAAACCAAAGGGTTAGTCATAGCGATATTGATGGTAGTAATAAAGACCCTAACGAATTTAAATTAATTGTTGGTGAACACTATTACGTGAATAACCTTAAAGATTTTGATTATGAAAAATATTTTGAAAAATATATTTCAGAAAGAGATTCTAAAAAAATTAAATCTAAAATTTTTGATAAAACAAAAATTAAACAAGATGATTTTGACTACGACAAATATTTTGAAAAAATAAATAATAAGATATCAACAAGTATAAACAGATATGAATTTAAAAATAGTTATAATCTAAATTACGTAATATATAACTACGATTATTTTACAAATCTTTATTACCAAAAAACTAATGTTGTAAATGAGGAATATAAAGAATATAGTAAATTACAAGAGTTAATAAGTTTGGTAGATAAATCAAAAATTATTATTGATATTGGTGCAAATTGTGGTTTATTTAGTATTCCATCCTCACTAAACGGATATGAAGTATACGGTTTTGAACCTGTACGAATGAATATAAAATTGTTAGAATTAGGAAGAGAAGAAAACAAATGTAATAATTTTAATATTGTAAATATGGGAGTTTCTAATAAAACAAAAAAAGAAACAATCTACATACCATATTGTTCAGACAACACATCTTTTAATAAAGATGTTGCAATAAGTAATATGTCATTTAGTAAAAATTATATTGAAGAAACAGTTAATTGCACCACGTTTGATGATTGGATTAAAAAAAATAAAAATCTTAATATTGGATTTATTAAAATTGACGTTCAAGGATTTGAAAAAGAAGTGTTGGAGGGCATGACAGGATTTCTTAAAAATTGTAACGATGTTTACATTTATCTTGAATGGGATAAAAACTTAACAGAAAATAATGGGAATTCTTTAGGTGACATGGAAACTATTCTTATTGAGAATAATTTTGAAGTGAGAGAAACTTTAGAAAACGATAAACTTTTTTATAAAAAATAAAATGATAACAGAAACAGGATATTGGACATCAGATGACACAGAAGCAATCCATGTGCATGACCCAAGCTTAGCAAATTGGATTTTAAATTACCTACAGGATGATAAGGATAAACAATTAATTGATTTTGGATGTGGTTTTGGGGATTATCTTAAAAATTTACATAACAATGGATTCACAAACTTACACGGATTTGAAGGTGAGGTTAGAAAGGGAAGTCTAAAATTTATTAAAAATTGGGATTTGTCAAACCCAATAAAAAACTATAAAAATTATGACAATTTAAAAAATAACGCATACAACACAATTTGTTTAGAAGTTGGTGAACATATACCAAAGCAATATGAATCAATTTTTTTAGATAACATTACATCACTCACTACAAATAAAATAATATTGTCTTGGGCCATCATTGGTCAATTAGGTGATGGTCATGTTAATTGTATGAATAATGATGAAGTTATTTTAAAAATGAATGATTTAGGTTTTGACTACTTGGAAAATGATAGTATGAGTGCACGTAATTCAGTTTCACCTGCAATTGCATCTTGGTTTCTAAAAACCATAATGATTTTTAAAAAAAAATAACTATGATTACAATACCTGTTAGTGTTGGAGAATTAATTGACAAATTATCAATCCTTCACGTTAAAAAAATAAAAATAACTAACCTTGAAAAATTGGTGTACGTTAATAAAGAATTTGAATTATTATATAACTTCTCTTCAGATTATTTAAACGATGAAGAAATAACAAAATTATACCACGAGTTAGTTGATACTAATTCAAAACTATGGGAGATTGAAGATATGTTAAGAATTATTGAAACTGAAAAAATTTTTAATTCAAAGTTTATTGAACTTTCAAGAAATGTATATCACACAAATGATAAAAGATTCAAATTAAAAAATGAAATAAACGAAAGAACTTCTTCTGAAATTAGAGAAGTTAAAGAATACGTAGAATATTAATTATGAAAAAAATATTAATTCTTGGTGGCGGCGGATTTATAGGTGGTCACTTGGCAAAAAAATTAAAAGATGAAGGTAACTACGTAAGAGTAGTCGACATAAAAAGTCACGAATATTTTACACCTGAAGAAATGTGTAATGAATTTTTAACTTACGATTTACGTGACCCAAAAAATGTGGAAGCAGTTATTAGAGTAGAAACTTACGAAAATAAAATTATACCATTTTCATATCTCAAACAACCTTATTCCGAAGTAACTTCGTTTGACGAAGTTTATCAACTTGCAGCAGATATGGGTGGTGCAGGATATATTTTTACAGGAGAACACGATGCGGATGTTATGCATAACTCGGCGATGATTAACTTAAATGTTGCTAAAGAATGTGTCGAACAAGGAGTTAAAAAAGTATTTTACTCGTCATCGGCATGTATGTATCCTGAACATAATCAGTTAGACCCTAACAATCCAAATTGTGAAGAATATTCTGCTTATCCCGCAAACCCAGATTCCGAATATGGATGGGAAAAATTATTTTCGGAAAGATTATTTTTATCATTTCATAGAAACTATGGATTAAATGTTAGAATTGCAAGATTTCATAACATTTTTGGACCAATGGGAACTTGGAAGGGTGGTAAAGAAAAATCGCCAGCAGCGATGTGTAGAAAAGCTGCCGAAACACCTGATGGTGGTGAGATTGAAGTTTGGGGTAGTGGTGTGCAAACACGTTCATTCTTATACGTTGATGAGTGCGTTGAAGCGGTGTTAAGATTAATGGATTCAGAATTATCAAAACCAGTTAATATTGGTAGTGAAGAAATGGTGACAATCAATCAACTTGCAAGTATGGCAATTGCTATTTCAGGTAAAGACATAAAAATTAAAAATATAGAAGGAGAAGAATTTTTTAATAAATACGGATTTAAATGCCCTTTAGGCGTTAAAGGAAGAAATTCAGATAATAGATTATATAAAAGTGCAATTGGTTGGGAAGTAAATCAACCCTTGTCCATCGGTCTTAAAAAAACATATGAATGGATTAAATCTCAAGTTGATAACTTATAAAAAAAACAAATTTAAATGGCAAATACAAGACAAAAAAAATCACCAGTACCCACTCCTTCAATGGAAGAAGGTCACAATAAAACAAGAAAAGAAGTAATCTGTTCAATATTAAAAAAGAAAACCAAAGAAAAATTTCTAACTCAAACACAAAAAAGATACTACGATACATTAACCTCAAGTGAAGTTACGGTATGTTCAGGTCCAGCAGGGGTAGGTAAAAGTTATATTACTATGAAAGCAGCAATTGATTTACTTGCTGATCCAAACACACCTTATGAAAAGATTATTATAGTAAGACCTGCAGTTGAGGCTGAAGAAAAATTAGGTAGTTTACCTGGTAATGTTGAAGAAAAATTAGACCCTTATATTTTCCCGTCTTATTATTTGTTAAATAAAATTGTAGGAAAAGAAATTAGAGAAAAATTAAAAGAACTTGAAATTGTTGAGGTGTTTGCATTGGCGTTTATGAGAGGTATGAATATTGATAACTCAATTTTAATTTTTGAAGAGGGTCAAAACGCAACACCAAGTCAAATGAAATTACTATTGACAAGAATTGGGTTTAATAGTAAATTCTTTATATCTGGCGATGTTGAGCAATCAGATAGATACAAAAATAAAACTCACAGTGGATTATGGGATGCAATTGAAAAATTTAGAGACGACAAATATATTTCAACATTTGAATTTAAAGATAAAAACGATATTGTTAGAAATCCTTTAATTAGTAAAATATTACAAAAATACGATAACGAAACAGAATGAGAATTGCAATAGAGTTAAATGGTGTTTTACGAGATACTTTAAAAAAAATACAACAGGAATACGAAAAATGGTATTTGGATAATCCATTCAAAGAAGACGAGGAAAAATCTGAATATGAGGTAATTTCTGACTTGAGTAGTTTAGATATTGGTAAACACTTGAAATTTAAAGATGAAGATGAACTGTATAATTTTTTATACAAAGAACATACCATGGAAATCTTCGGTCATGCGGGTTCAGTTGAGGTATCAAGTATGATGGATTTCAACGACTTTTATTTAGATATGAGAGATAATCATGATATTTTAATCGTTTCCGATGAAATTGGTAAATCAAAACCAGCGTCTCTATTCTTCATTTCAAAATTTGGTTGTCTTGTTGAAATGGTTAAATTTTATAGTGAACCAACAATTAATTCAATGTGGAATTCAATAGACGTTTTACTTACAGCAAATCCTAACTTATTATTAAATCATCCTGAAGGAAAAATTGTTATAAAATATGAAACATTATATAACAAGGATGTTGAAACAGAACATTCGATAACAAAAATAAAAGAATTACAAACAAAAATAAAAGAGCTATATGATTAAAGTATTAGGAGAAAACTACTATATTGATTTAGACAAAATTGAAGAATATTTGGACATGTCTAACCAATATACTGAAGGTGAAACTTCAGGTAACACAGAAACAAGGATTAACATCATAAAATTTGAAATGGTAAAAATGTTGGTGGACACCATTTTAACTGAGCATGAAGAAATTGATGAGCAGTTAGGAATGAAATCAAGTTCAAATACAAGTATACCTTTCAGGTTAGCTTTTAATAGCTTATTAAATAAAAAACTTATAAATCATTATTAATATGGATACATCGTTAAACGAAAAAGTAAAACAGTCGATTCAAAACCTAAAAGATAGAAAATCAAGAATTTATTTTCTTATTCAAGATACTAAAGGTAATGCAAAAGCTTCTGTTAGATTAATTTATCAAATGGCAAAATCGCTATTAGATGCGGGATTTAATCCTATAATTCTTCACGAGAAAAAAGAATATGCTGGTGTTGTTGCGTGGCTTGATGAAGAATACATGTCAATTCCTCACAGAGCAATTGAAGGTCAAAATTTAGAAATTGCGCCTGAAGATTTTATTGTTGTTCCTGAATTGTTTGGGTACGTGATGGACCAAATTAAAAATTTACCTTGTGGTAAAATAGTTTTTACCCAAAACTATAATCACATTGTGGAAACATTACAACCTGGTCAAAATTGGGCTCAATATGGTTTCTTTAAATGTTTAACAACAACAACAAAACAACAGGAGTATATTGAAACGGTTATGAGACAATCAAGTTTTGATATTATTAAACCTTTAATTACAGATAGTTTTTACCCGAAAAATGTCCCACCAATGCCAATCATTGGAGTTCACACTAAAAATCAAGAAGATACTATTAACATTATCAAGACTTTTTATTTAAAATTTCCACAATATAGATGGTTTACATTTAGAGACTTAAGAGGACTTTCTGAAAAAGAATTTGCGAACTCATTAAGAGATTGTTTTGTTAGTGTTTGGATTGATGACGAGAGTGGTTTTGGTACCTTCCCATTAGAATCTATGGCATCAGGAGTACCTGTTATTGGTAAAACTCCAAATATTCAACCTGAATGGATGAATGATGATAATGGTGTTTGGTTAACAAACAAAACAATGATTTGTGATTTTATTGCTGACTATATTCAAAATTGGTTAGAAGATAACATCAAGACTGATCTTTATGAAAACATGAAGAAAACGGTTGAAAACTATACTAATAAACAAGAATTTGACTCTACGGTAATTTCGTTATTTGAAAACTACCTAAACGTAAGATCAGAGTCGTTTGAACAACAAATATCTAAAACAGAAGAATAATATGAACGAAAAATTATCACTATCAATCATACTACCTATCAAATCATCAAAATCTAGAGATTTTAATGACTATTTTGAAAAGGCAATAACCTCAATTAAATCACAAACTGTTGATATTGAAGAGTTAATAATTGTACACACATCTGAAGAATCATTAGTTAACCATTTAAATGGTTATGATTTTGGAGATATAAATGTTACAAAATTATTATGGGATAAAGAACCTAGTTATGCAGAACAAGTTAATTTTGGGGTTAAAAACGCAAAAGGTATTTGGGTTTCATTATTTGAATTTGATGATGAATACTCGTCAATATGGTTTAAAAATGTTAAAAAATACATTGGTTCATATCCTGAAACTCAAGTATTTTTACCTGTGGTTGTTGAAACGGACGAAAAAGGTTTATTTGCCGGTTTTACCAATGAAGCAACCTTTGCGGCAAACTTTAGTCAAGAAATGGGATTTTTAACTAATGAAACTTTACAAGACTATCAAAATTTCCAAACAGCAGGCGCTGTTATTAAAAAACAAGTTATTGAAGACTTTGGAGGTTTTAAACCCTCAATCAAGTTAACGTTTGTTTATGAGTTTTTATTAAGATTAACCTACAATTCTGTATCAATTATGACAATACCTAGACTTGGGTATAAACACACCAACATGAGAGAAGGTTCAATTTTTTGGAATTATAAGTTTGGTGAAAACAAAATGTTAGAAGACGAAGTTAAATTTTGGGTTCAAACTGCAAAAAAAGAATTTTTCTTTGTTGACGATAGGGTCATAAAATATCAATCAGAAAATGGATAATGCAAGAAACTCTATCTGCAACAACAGAAGATGTTTCATCTAAAAAAAGGGGTAGGAAAACGGTAAATATAAATTATTTTGATGTTAGAGAAGAGACCGCAGTAAGAAATTTTTTATTGGCAGAAACTTCAGAAGAGAAGAACAAAATATATAACGAATTCTTAAGAGGTCCTTTAGATAAGATGATATCATCTATTATTAGACGATATAAGTTATATCGTAAAGATATGGATTTTACTGAAATCCATTGTGATACTCATTCATTCTTAATGACCAAGGTTGACAAATTTAAACCTTCTAAGGAAAAAAAAGCATATTCTTATTTTGGAACTATTTGTAAAAATTACTTAATGGGTCAAATAATAAAAGACCAAAAAGAAACTAACAGAAAAGTTTCTTATGAGGATATGTCAGAAAGTATTGAGGAAAGACCTGATATGATGTATCGTATTGATGACGACGTAGTTGACACTAGTATTATAATTACAGAATATCTAAAAGAATTAAAGGATTTTATTGAGGGGGAAAATTTAAATGATAATGAAAAAAAATTAGGATACGCATTAATTGATTTATTCGATAATTACGAATCCATATTCTCAGGTGCTAATAATAATAAGTTTAATAAAAATATTATTCTTTTGTCTTTAAGAGAAATGACAAATTTAAGTACAAAAGAAATTCGTAGCTCAATGAAAAGATTCAAAAAGTTGTATATTTTCATTCAAAGTAAAATGAAAACCGATTAAAAAGTATTTATAGATATGCCTAGACCACAACGTAAAGAAATTAATTTTAGTAAAGATTCAATATTGTCTTTAATGCAAGAAATCTATAATGAACTTGTAGAACAAAGACAAACTGCAATTAGGATTCAAAATAAAATGCTTTCAATGTTAAAAGACCCTAATGACATGATGACTATTGGTCCAGTAATTGAAAAACAACAAAAAATTGTAAATGATTGCGTTGAGAAAAAAATTAGTCTATCTAAATTACAATCAAGTATTTGGGAAAAATCTAATAACAACAATAACGAATCGTTTTCTCTTGCAGATTTAGATGATGACCTTATTCAAAATTTAATTGATAAGGATGTTTCTAATGATGAAGAAACTTATAAAATGAGGTAATAATAATGGCGGATTTAAATCAGAGTTTTGATAGTGCTAAAAGCCAAATAAACTCAATCAAAACTTATAAGGAGATTTCTGCTGGAGAAAAACAATTAAAACGTTCTGCAGGAAATTCATTTGCACAATCTACCGCAAGCTTAAACACATCTTTAGATAAGATATCAAATCAACAAAAAAGATATTTAAGGGACCAACCAACTTCTTTTAACCAACTTTTAGAATTAATTAATATTACAAATGGTAGCGGATTGAGTTCTCTTGTTTATTTAAAAAGAAAACTTTTAGAAGTCGTTGTAAAGATAGAGCCTCAAATTCAACAAATAATCGGTGATGCAGCAATAAAGGCATTAGGTTGCTCTCAAGAACAAACATTTAATGGTTACGATAAACTAAATTTACAGGTAAATCCCCTAACTACACTTCCTGCGGGTGAAGGGATATATGTACCCGTACAATCTATAGATTTAGGTTCATTATTAAAAACACCTGTCGATAGTAAGTTAGGTAAAATTTCGTATGAAAAGCCAGAACCTAATGTTACATCTGGTGTTTTTAGACCTTATTCAGGTCCATTACCATACCCGATGAATAAGGAATTAAATCTTAGAATGGAGGACTCAAATTTAAATCGTTCATACTACCAAGAATATGGTAAATATTACCAAGGAACTTCTGGATTAGATTTATTTGATTTTGCTTATTCTCCAACAAATCAGTATGGTGTTAATCAAGATTGTTACAGAGTGGCTCTAATTAATAAACCAGCGAACAGTTTAACAACTGCTGGTGTAACGGAAGGTGAGCCTGTAAATAAAGTAGGTGAGTTTTTAAAAGATTATTATTCCACGATAAAATTAATAGATAGTGTTGATGTTGCGGAATCTTTAGTGAATATTATTTCGGGAGCTATAAGCATTAATTCTAATTTAAGTGCTCAAGAAATATCACAAGGTACTAAATTTTCATTAATTATTCAAAGGATTTTAGGTCTTTGTTTTGATAGTAGAAGAGAAATAGATGTTAGTGGCATTTCAAAAGTCGCGGAATTAGATGGTGTTGATGATAGTTTCTTTGAATTAACTGAAGTTGATTTAAGAACTATAGATATAAGGATCTCTAACATTCAAAATGGTGTTATGGAATTTGAAGATTGTGAAAACGTTAAATTACCTGTTGATTATGAGACATTAATCGATGAATTGGGTAGATTTAGAGATGTATCAGACACATTAAATTTAGATGGACAGGTAAATGCTATGAGTAGTATTTTAGATACCATATATCAAAACCCTGATTGGCAAGCCTTTTTACCAACAAACTTTAATTTAGAGGTTGCGGTAAATAAAGAAATATTAAATCAAATACCTTTGGCGGTTGCATCATCTATACTTAGTCCAAAAGTGTTATTACCAATTTTTACTTTATTACAGGTTGTTGAGGGTGACGCTAAAAACAACTATAATCAAAATATAACTTCGGCGAATAACATAGTTCAATCAGGTAATACATCACTTGGTGGCGTTAATAATATTGTTAATAATTCAACAGATTTTTTGGTTGCGTTTAGAAGTTTTAATATTGAAGTTATTTCTAAAATAGGTGCGATTTTTTTAAAAACTTTGTATGATATTTTAAAAAGAGATATTTTAAATCTTGTTACTTCAGTAATTGCAGATATCTCAAAATCTGCGAGATTAAAAAAATACGCAATAATATTAAGATTAGTTAATATTCTTTTAATATTAGCTCAATTAGTCGACGATTATAGAAAATGTAAGTCATTAATAACTGATATATTATTATTGTTAAAAACAATATTTGGTAGGTCAGATGGTTCAATTCCAATGCCCTTACTATTATTAACACAATTCTTACCAGGTACTTCACCTGAAAGATCGACAATAAATACAATTGAATTATTACAGTCGGTTGGTATTCCAACAGGAACTTTACCTGATGGTTCACCAAATTTAATGGGTATTTATAATTTAATGACACATAAAGGTGCGGATAAAGAAGCCGCAGAAAACAGTAAAGGAGAAGGTGTTGTAATAACTACAGGTCCTGGTATATTTAGAGTTTTTGTAAAAAATAGATAATGAAAAAAGAAGAATTTGACGAAATACTAAAAGATTTAGGTGATATAAAAAATGTCCCTAATAGTAAGTTAATTGATGATATGGATAAATTAACCACAGATTTTGAATTAACTAAAAATAACATAATTAATTTAACCGTTTATTTGGATAATGTTGAAGAATTATACAATAAAATATTAGACGAATATCAATCAAGAACCAATGGAAGATAACTCAATATTTTTTCAAGCTCAAGTAATTGATAATGTAGACCCGATGATGTTGGGCCGTATTAGAGCCAAGTTACTAATTGACAACTACAATGATATTATAAAAAGTATTAATGACCCAATATGGAACGAAGAAAAAGATAAATGGACAGCAAGAGACCCATTTGTATTTAATCCTTTGATGCCGTATTTTATGTATCAAGTTCCGTTAATAGATGAATTAACACAGATAATTTATGTTAATAAAGATTTTAAATTTTTAAATCAATATTACATACAAAGTACTTTTTCAAGTCCGACAACAACAAAGTTTGAGTACTATGTTGGTGGAAATAAATTTACAGGAACAGGTAGTCAATTAACCGCACCAAAACCATTAAAAAATCAAGACGGTACTTTTACAGACCAAGCGGTTCACAGAGGAGTATTCCCTGAACCAGGGGATAATGGTATTTTAGGCCGTGGTAGTGCCGATTTAATTATAAAACAAGATGAAGTATTATTAAGGGCGGGTAAATTTAGGGGTTCATCTCTTGAACCAAATATACCACCAGTAGGTAACCCTAAAAGAGGATTTTTACAACTATCAAGATTTGGATTAAGAAAACAAAAACAACCTGATAAAATAATAACTCAACTTAATGAAGTTGTGGTTCAAGTTAATTATTTAATTGAATGGGTTATAACTAATCCTGAAAATACTCAAGAAAAATTTGCAGGTGCTGTTTATCTGTATAAATTAAAAAGTGATTTATCTACAAATTCTAAAAACTTAACAGTCGATACTGTTGTAAAAGAAAATTTAAAATCATTAATTGCCTCAGAATCATTTAGTTTATTATCTAAAACTGAAGTTATAGCATTTATTAATAATTTTATTCAAACTTGTAATAATTCAAATGTTACAAAATCAGGAATTCAATTATTCACAGATTCTAACAATAAGTTTCCAATTTTTTATAGACCAAATAATTTAACTTACTCAATCATGAAATCATCTGTACCTACTTCAGGTACAACCGAAAATTCAGATGCGTCAATAAAAAACGTAACCGATATTTACAACCAAATAAAATTAAAACCAGCACTTAGGGTTGGTGGTTATGGTTTAATTTACGCCAAAGATATGGTTGGTACTCCATTAAATACAACATCAACTACCGTACCTCAATCAGCATATTATGCGGACCCAACAACTTATGGTGCAATAGCTAGTGATTATTTATTCTTGTTATCCCATAACTCATCAATACCTGGAAAAGGTAAGATTAATTTTGATAATACATTATATGGTATTTCGTTAGATCAATTTGTTGACGAAATAACCCCAAAAACTTCAAGTTTAGTTAGAGGTGAAGAGTTATTAGAGTTAATTAATATGATTGTTAGATTCTTAACCACACACACTCACGCGTATCCAGGATTACCTCCAGTATCGGTAACTCAAGATGGGTCAAACATTCCAGATATGTTAACTGAACTTCAAAATGCGTATACAAAAATTCTTAATAACAATATCCGACTTAATTGATATTTATAAATAAAAATTAATGTCAATTTTAAGGTCATACGTAGATAAGAATAATACCATTCAATCAAACTCATACGTCAATACTGGTAGAAACCCCATTATTGAGTTAAATTTTGGTTCATCTGATTTCATTGTTCCAAATTATGGTTATAGTAGATTACTATTTAATTTGGATTTAGAATTATTGAGGGAAAACATTACGTCAGGCGTAATATCAACAGGATGTACAACAGGAATGACTCACGTTCTTAGTATGACAAATACGTCATCATTTGATAATGAACTGTTAAACACATTCATGTCAAATGAAAGAAGAAGAGCAACTTCATTTGATTTAATATTATTTAGAATACCAAAAACATCAGGTAGTACAGGAAACCCACAAGATTGGGATGAAGGTGTTGGATTTGATTATAACGATTCTAATCTTAATCAAAATAGTCCTAATGGTGGTTCTACACCAATTACTTATGTTGATAGTAGAGCGTTCTCAACTCGACCATCAAATTGGTACCAAACTACTACTCTTGACACTTGGTCTCAACCAGGTGTATATGATAACAAAAATGAAGGTTCCGTAAATTTCTCAGGTCTGACTATTGTTGCAAGACAACATTTTGAACTTGGAAATGAAAATATTAACATGGACATGACCAATGAAATAAATGGTATATTAAATGGTACAATAACTGGAGTTACAGGTTGGGGTGTTGCATATCTACCACAAATTGAAAACATTACAGGTTTAACTGACAGTTATAGTGTTGCATTCTTTTCAAGACATACTCAAACATTTTATCAACCATTCCTTCAAACAACATATGACGATTTAATTAAAGACAATAGAACTTTATTTTTGAAGAGTCAAGAAAACAAACTCTATTTGTATGTTTATCAAAATGGTGACTATAAAAACTTAGATTCAAACCCTGTTGTTAGAATTGAAGACCGAAACGGTGATGCGGTTGCGGGTATGGCAACATTATCAACTTGTTTAAGAACAAAGGGAATCTATGAGGTAATCGTTCCAAATGGGTTTTCAGGTTCACCAACACCATGTCAATATTACGATATATGGTCAGGTTTAACAATTAATGGACAGCCATTACCAAATGTTACAAATCAATTTACATTACAACAGTATAGTGCTGGCATTCACATAGGTTCAACTTCAAAAGAACCTGAGATATATGGATTTAATTTTTACGGTATATTACAAGATGAAAAAATACTAAATTCAGATATCAGAAAAGTTGGGGTTACAATTAAAAAGGCATACACTGGTCAAGTTTTATTACAAGATATTTCAGCATTCTATAGAGTTTATGTTAGAGAAGGAACAACTGAAGTATTAGTTCAAGATTGGACTCCAATTAATAGAACACCAAACGAGTATTACTTTATATTTGATATGAGAGATAAAATACCTAATCAATATTATGTTGATATTCAAGTGAATACTTCTGGTGAGAAAGATACTTATAAGAAACAATTAACCTTTAACATAGTAAATAAAAAACAAAATTATCCTACAATATAATGAAAACAGTTAAATTAACAGAATCAGATATCACAAGATTAGTTACAAGAGTATTATCTGAACAAGAAGTTGAAAATGCAAACTATATGTTCTTTTCTAATTTAAAGCAAATGAAAAGACAAATTGAAATGATTATGGAAATGGACCCTAACATGATTGATGATATTATTCAAAATGGTCATGATTGGGCTGATGACCACATCTCAGAAGCAAAAACAAATATGGACCAAGTATTTGATTTCTTAAAAAATGAAATGGATAAGGAATCACAATATGTGGATTATGAAGAAATGACTGAAGGTAGAAAAAAAACAGGTACACCTTTATGTGCTAGAGGTAAAGCGTCCGCAAAGGCTAAGTACGATGTCTACCCTAGTGCATATAGTAATGGTCACGCCGTTCAAGTTTGTAAAGGAAAAATTAAAGGGTTGGACGGTAAAAAACATTGTTCAGGAGCTTATTGTTAATACATAAAAAAAGGTTAAATATTTAACCTTTTTTTATGCACTTTAATTATATCCATATATTTATATCTATGGGAATACAAAAAACATGTAAAATTTGCGGAGAAACAAAAACTGAGGAAGATTTTTATAAATCACAAAGAGCATTAAAATGTAAAGAATGTACTTTAAACATAACTAGAGAATATAAAAGAGAAAAAAGAAAAAATTTAGATTTCAGAAAATCTGAAGGGATTAAACAAAAAGAAAGACGAGTTAGATTATGGCAAAATACATTAATAAACGATAGTAAAAGAAATGAAGAACATACTTTAACTGTTAAAGATATTAATGAAATGTATGAAAAACAAAATGGACTATGTTATTGGTTTAATGTCCCATTAATACCCTCAAATTGTTCAAAACATCCACAACAACCATCATTAGACAGAATAGATAGAAATAAAGGGTATACAAAAAATAATGTAGTTTTAACTTGTTATTCTGCAAATATAGGTAGAAATGAAAATGACGTTGAGACATGGAAAAATTTTTTATTGTTATTGTTTAATGAGAAGTAATTTACTATCTTTGTTGTGTTATATTAATCCAACAACAATGAATTCACATCTACATAAATTAAGACGACTAGTTCAAAAATGGTTTATCTCATTAGTCAGATACTCAACCCCAACTGTTGAAAAATCTGAATATGAAAGAGATTGTATTGCAATTTGTAAAAAATTAATATCAAAAGAAGACACAGTGCTTTTATTAACTCCAATTTCAAATAAAAGATACATTAGAAATGAGGAATTACAAATATTCGTAATTCTTGAGAATAGTTCAGTAAAAGTTATTAATCATGTATATTCCTATACTGTGTTTTTAGAACAAAAACTTTGGAATAGTATTACTTTAGTGTTTGACACTGAGGTTGAAAAACGTAGAGAATCATTTGAAAAAGAGATTACTTCAAACATAAAACACTCATTACAAAACATTTTAAAAAATATTTAATGAAAAATAATAACTCATTCAATAAAACTTTTTATTTGGGATTGATAGTTCTAACCTTAACCATTTCAGTAATAACATTAGTGTTTATTAATCTATATCGTTATGTATCCCCGAAATTTAAAAATGATAAGATCGAAATTATCACCCATGAGATTAAACCTGAAAAACAAATTATTCACGATACTGTTTATATTGACAGACCTGTCATTAAAAATAACGAAAGTCCTAAAAATATTAGTGTGATAAAACCAAAAATATCACCAAAAGTTTTAACTGAGAAAGATACGGTAATTTCAGCGACAAAAAATACAACAGATTCTATTAAATAGATTTTTTGTATTCGTTAAGTATTGTTGTGATAGTTTCTCTTAAAGATTCATTTTTTGGTTTGTATGAGACCATGGTTGGTTTATTACCTTTACCAACTTTAGGGTCTTTTTTCTCTTCTCTTCTTTTTTGAGAGCATGCTGATTTTTTTTGAGCGTCTGTCATTTTGGAAGCAACACCTGCGGCTCTACATTTAGGATAACCTTTAGAATCTGCCTCAGGTCTACCACACGGTGGATGACCACCACCTTCTTTTTTTCTACAAATATTAACCCAAGGACCACTAGGTTGTTTACTACCTTTTGGTTTTTTCTTTGTTCCAAACCAAACAGCCAAATCTTCTTTTAGTGGACCCACAGCTTGTTGTATAATTTTTTCAGGGTCTTCAATGTCACCAAGAACACCTCCATCCTCATCATTTTGACCAGTATAAAAACTTTTTAAATACTCATTAACTTTAGCCATAATATCCGTTTTCTTTTCAATCCTTGATCTTTCTTCAGGAGTTTCTTTAAAATCACCATCAGCTTCTTGATAAGCTAATTCGGCATTATCGTAATTATATACAGAATCTGTGAATGGCGCAATTTGATTTTCTTTCCAAGGTTGTGGAGATAAAACTATTGGTACTTTAAACGCTCCCGCATTTGATGAACCAGTTGCTTCACTTATTCTATTTTTTTTCATATACTTATACTATAAATATACGGATAACAGATTATGGAACAACAGAAGCAACCAATTTTACATCTATTTGAAGAAGTAGCAATATACAAACCTGAAGACATTGATAATTTGATTGATAATTTAAGTGAAGACCAATCAAAATTTATGTTAATTAGAGCAGTTCAAATGGCATACAGAAATGGTTTGTATTCTTTAACTGAATCAGAAATTATTTCTAAATCACTTAGAACGTTAAAATAAAAAAAGGAGTCTCACGGGACTCCTTTTTATTTATAACTTATTTCCACAAGACGGACAAAATTTATATTTTGATTTCGTCTTGGTACCACACTCGGTACAATAGTGTTTAATATCTTCTGTAGTTTTATTTTTAACCCCCAATGGTAATATCTTGAAAATAATTTGACGAGATGCGTTATATTCAAAATTTTGATACGAATTAGTAAATTCTTGTTTTGATTTTTCACCTTTTTCAACTCTTCCCGTTTCAATGTTATTACTAACGGATAACGTGTTAGAATAATACGCCATTGGAGCGGAAGTTGATGTTGTAAATGTCATATCACCATAATTGGGAACACCTCTACTAATAGTAGTATTTAAACTACCACCAACAAATAATGTTGACCCATAACTTGGTTGATATGTTTGTTCATTATAGAACTCAATCCTTACGTCCCCATTTAAATCGATTGCCGTCCTGTTTGCCGACGTATCTTTTACTTCGTAGGTACTGAACTCAAACTTGTTGTTAGTGTCAAGGAAACGTTCTAAAAACACTCTTTGACCTGGTTTAATAACAACACCACCTGTGGAGATGTATTCACCATTCAATTTAATTTTACAGAGAACTGATTTTTGTGTCGGGTTATGAATTTCAAATTCAAAATTATCCTTATCTCCAAGGAAAACGGTGTTACCGTTGTAGACTTTAAGACGCGACTTTTTCTTTGTGATGTGAGCTGTCGGTTTGCCCACGCTTGTTGTTGTGTAATACATTTTCTTTAATTTTATAATAGTTAATGACTATGTTACCAATACCTTCGTGTCCGTGAATACTCAACAGCTTGTTATGGCTGGGGACTGATAAACTAAAATCTAAAAATAAATATAAACAATTTGAATTTTCTGTAAATAAAAAAAGGAGACAATTTCTTGTCTCCCTTTTCTTTGGTATCTAATATAAGATATTGATTATCTCAATTCTCTTAAGTCAAATGTTCTAACACCATCAACTGTGATACGTCCGTAGAATCTGTTATTCACCATTTTCTTAGCGTATCTAGTCATGATACCTTTGATTGGTGTAAAGTTGAACGGATTGTACATAGTTGGAGTTAATTGTAGAGGTACGTAAGGTGCGTAGATGTAACCTGTGTCTAACAATGATGTTCCTTTGTGTCCCATTAACACTTGGTTTGGTGGGAAGTAAGGGTCACGGTAAACTTGGTAACGACCAGCTAATGTACCAACTCTTTCAATACCCATGTTGTATTGGTCTTGCTCAGGAGCCGCGTTTGATACGTGGAAATATTCCAAGTCATCAAAGATTGCACTGATTTCAGAAGAAACAACAATCCAGTTTGCTCCACCTCTTAATGTAGATTTGTGGATTTGTGCTGAAATTTGGTTGATTGCTGTGATTAAAGTTTGGTTCCAGTCTTTTTGAGTGTAAGGAACTGCACTTGAACCCAGACGCTTCCAACCATTGTAGTCCCATCTTAAGTTCCAAGCTGCACCTTTACGTAAATCTCTTAAGATTTCACGGTCAATTTCAGCCGCAACTTGTTCAGATAATAAAGCTGTTAATTCAGCTTCAGCATCAATGTTGTGGAACGCTGCAACGTCTTGTGCCATTTCTGGAGACCATTGAGCTCTTAATTTTCTTTCAGTTACAGAAACTGTTACTGACATAAGGTCAAACGATACCTCACCAATTCTATCTTCAAATTCTAAGTTTTTGTAGATTCTGTAAGTAGATGTAAACGCGTTATTAGTTGCAGTTGATGAAGAGAATGTTGAACCTGTGTAACCGTCCATAGAACCACCACAAGTGATACATACTGGTACTTGTAAATCAACTTCTAAGTAGATAACACCCGCAGCATCACACAAGTTGTCATATTGACCACCATCAGTTTTACTGTTAGGGAATACTAACGTAGAATTGTTGTTACCATATTGTACAATACCTTTACCATATCTTTGAGTTACAACTCTGAATAAATAAGGGTTTGCAGTGTTTGCTGAAGTATAAACGTTTCCAGCAGCTCCGTAGATTGTCAAATCAGATAAGAAAGCTTCGTTATCCATTGGTTGACCATCAGGACCGATTAATTTACCTGCTCCATCAGATGCGAAACCTGACATAGCGATTAATACTTTTCTGTAATCAGATTCAGTATAAGCCGAACCAACTAATTGGTCAGCATCCCAAGCTACAGTAGCAACGCTAGCTGTAATTGCAGAATATTGTCCTTTAGAATAGTCAAATAAACCTGGTGGGTCTAATGCTGGTTCGTTACCTTCGTAGAATCTATCGTAAAGGTCTTTAGTGTTGTTGTAGTCGTAACCACTGTTAGGTGTTTGGTCAGCAGCCGCGTTTGGTGAACCATACGGTGCGTAGTGAATACCCGTTGTTGCCAAGTTTGCAGGGTCAGTGTACGCTTGAATGTTAGGTACAAAGTAGAATAATTTACCGATAGGTAAGTTCATAGCTTGTACTGAAACGATGTCGTTTGCTAATAATTTAGAGAATACACGTCTAACAATTGGGAAAACCACTGTTTCAAATGCACCTGTATCAGATGTAGATGATGCTTCATTAATTAAAAATGATGCTTGGTTTTCGTATAATTGAGCTACGTTTTCTCTCATGTGACCTTTAAGACCTTCTAAAAAGCCTAATTTGTCCCATTTGTTGATTGTGTCTTCCTTGATAACTTTAAGGTGTTTTAACCCGATATTACCAACAAGACCTGATTCTAATAATGCTCCCATTTTAGTTTTTGTTTTGTTTTTAGTTTATTTAAAATTTTTATTTGTTACCCTAATTTACCCATTAAATCTTTCATTCTTAAGAACTGAGGATTTTCATAAGTTTTTGATTCAATTAGAGTAGTTGATGAACCTGTAGTTACTGTTTTATTTAATTTTGCACCTACTGATTCATTAATTGATTTTGTATCTACCTTAGATAATTCGTCTTTGACTGACTTATAAAGACTTTTAGATTCTTTTAAAGTTTGAACATTGTCAAATCTTCTTAGGATGTTTATTTTTTCTTTTTTAGTAGTTGAGTGTTCTGTGAACAATCTTGTAGCGTAAGCTAAGTTTGAATTAAAGATCGCAACTTCATTAAGTTTTTCTCTGAAAACATTTAATGCTTTTCTGTATTCTTCATTCTTTTCTCTCAACATTCTAACTTCTTCTTGTGTGGATTCAACTTTAACACCATTTTTACCATAAACATAGTTTCTGTTATTAGTGATGCCCTTTCTTAAACCTCGACCTTCTTTAGAACCCATACCATAAGTTCTTGCAGCTTCTTTGGTCTCTTCTTTTTCAAAAGCCTTTTCTCCTTTAGAATTTGTCATACCTTTTTTAGTGGTGTAATCTTCTTTACCTTTCATGGTTTTAGATTTTTCACCCTTATTCATTCCGTAATTACCTTCCTTAGTTTCAGCTTTAACAACTTTAGATTTACCTTCCATGTTAGCACCTTTTTTGTAATCAAATTTAGCTTTACCAGTACCAACAGATTTAGGACCTTGTTTCATGTCTTCTTTAAATCCACCTGTTGTTTTCTTGTAACTAAATTTAGGTTTACCCATACCAACACCTTTAGGTTTAATTGTGTTTTTAGATTCCATCATGTTGTCATCTTCCTCCATGTCATCTTCTTCCATCATTTCAGAATCCTCCATGTCATCTTCTTCCATCATTTCAGAATCTTCCATGTCATCTTCTTCCATCATTTCAGAATCGTCATCTAATGTGATTTCGTAAACAACTTCTTCATCCTCTTCAGACATATCTTTAGAATCTACTTTTGACATATTTCCACTAAAAATAGCATCAATAACATCATCAACTGATTCATCAAATTCTCCATCATCCGACATCATATCATCTTCCATCATATCATCAGACATCATATCATCTTCCATCATGTCGTCTTCAGATTCACCAAGCTTAACAAGATATTCTACATCAGCATCATTATCAGTTAAATGAACATTTTCACCGTCTTTTTTAACGATGATTCCGTCATTTTCACCCATAGCTTTGAATACTTTTAAAATTTCTTCGTCAGAAGCATCAGTTAAATCAATTGGACTTTCGTCTGAATCCATACCAAAGTCCATTTCCATATCGTCAGATTCATCATCCAATTCCATGTCCATATCCATGTCTACTTCATCATTATCAGCGGACATATCCATGTCAGCATCTAATTCAACCTCATCTTCGTCAGATTGCTCGGAAAGAGATTCTTTTACTAGTTGATTGATTTCTTCCTTCATAGTAGAAGCAAGTATTCCTTTTGCATTTGCGGCTATAGCTTCTTCAACTTGTTTCATTTGAATAAGAGCCTCTTGAACTAATTTGTTTTCTTTCATATAGAAAATCTATTTATTTTAACTAATAAATATTACCAAAAAACAAAAAATATCGTTTTTTAATTATATATCTTTTATTTTTTAATGTTTTATGATTAATAATTTTGTGGAAATACAATATTATATCAACATATAAATATGTTCGAGCAAAAAAAAAGTGGTCAAAATTGACCACTTTAGATAAATTGAATTTAAATCAATTATTTAATAACTTCATCTATTTTACTTTCGGATACTGAAGTAATTCTCCAATCATGAGTAAAACCTTCATATTTTGCCGTAACCTTTGCTTCTACATCGGTAACAGAATATCCTCTTACAAGTTTTTCTTCTCTGATTTTTTTAATTTTACCGCTGTTTTCATCAGGTAAATCGTACTGAACTTTCGCTACAAAAAATTTTTCTTCCATAATTATTTTTATTTTCCCAAATAATCGGTTAATTTTCTCATTAAGTCAACTCCTTTGGATTGGAATTCTGAATTTTCTGGTGTTTTATGTCTTTTTTCTTCTTCTAAGTTTTCTTCATACTTGTTTCTATCTTCAGGATTAGTAAATAAATAAGCTCCTGGTGTAGATGGTGAAGACACTAAGTCAAAACAAATTAATTCAAAATCCTCTTGTACTTCATTTCTTTCTCCAACCTTTTTTAAGGAACCGACTCCTCTTGAAGAAACTCCCATGGTTACACCTTGTCTCATTAAGTTAGCTGCTTGGTCTCCTTTTGTTGAAACAATACCTCTTTCATGGAATCCTGGTGATGTTAATAATTTAAGTTTACCCATTAGGATATTTTTATCCCACCATATATCAGTAATGATATGTGCTACTCTATCTAAATCAATTAAAGATGATTCAGGGTGGTTAAGTTCTGAAGTTGATAGTCCCTTGGCTATTGCCTTCTTATAGTTTTCAGCTTCTCTTTTTAATATTCTTTCAGGATAAAATCTTCCGTTTCTATTTGGAGTATCGTACTTTTGTAATACGGCATAAAATTCAAATGGATTTCTATAATCTAAGTTAGTTGCTTCCTTTAACATTTCGGAATTACGTATGTCTTTTGGAGAAACCCAACCCGCATCCGTCTCAATTAATATGCCATGACCGACTTCACTTGCTTCTAAAATTCTTAATTGTTTCATTAATAGTTTTTAAGATAAATATATCAAAGGAGTTATTTATTGTTTTTATTTAGTTTTTGACACTGAAAAATCAAAGTATTTGTTTTCAATAACATTATCCCTTATAATACTTCTTACTATTTTTTTAACCGATTCTTTTAATTCGATAGATTTAAAATCAAATTCTTGGTTGGTATATAAATTAACTTCTAAATTAAAAAATGATTTTTTTCCGTGGGATATCCCACTTGTTCTTAAATCCAAATCAACAATACTATTTTCTTTAAAAAGACTTGTATCAATTGAATTAAATACGGAATGTTTGATTTCTCGGTTTAAATTACACACGACCCTATTCCAATTGTCGTGGTCAAATTTGGGAGATACCCATGATTGAATGTTTATGTATAATGATTTTAAATTTTTAGAATCTACAGTACCATACACCGATTTTATCGGACTGAATAGATTTAACTTTACACTTTTTCCTTTTTTCATTAAATTTCATTGATGTCAATGTTTATTGTTTGTTAAAACATAACACAAATTATACCCATTGTCAAAAATTTTTAAAAAATTGTGATATTTGTAATAATATGCTAATAGTAAAAATAAAAAAAGACGGAATAGAAAAGGCCTTAAAAACTTTAAAATCTAAAGTTATTAAAACTAAACAAAATCAAATTCTATTTGAAAAAAAAGAATTTGTTAAAAAATCTGTGGTAAGACGATCTCAAATATTAAAAGCGTCGTATGTTCAAAAAGTAAAAAATTCTTTAAATTGATTCTTCCAAGTTCTTTAACTTAAGGAAATTCAATTGGTCAAACTTTTCAGTTTTTAACCTATCTATGGTTTCAGACAATTTTGTCTTTAATTCAAACTCCTCTTCTTTTTCTAAGATGATATTAAGTTTGCCAATAGCACTTTCACGAATAGTTTCAAATTTGTCTTCAAGAGATTTAGAATCTTCAGAGATTAATTGAAGGAATTCTTTTTTAGATGACTCATCAAGATTATCGACATATTTGTTTAAAGTTTGATTTGCAATACTAACCATTGATTTCAATGGAATATTAATAGATTCTTTAACAATATCATTTGTTGAGGTTAACACACTTGTAATATTTTTTTTAGAATTTACTCTCTCTAACAAATTTAATTTATTTGTATAGACAAGAGCATCAATGTCAGAATATTTGTTCTTAACATTCTCTGATAAAGGTTTTGGTAATTTAATACTTGGCAGTAATTGTTGGATTAAACTAATACCTTCTTCTAAAAAGTCTTTAGCGTCAGATTCGTTTAGTCCTTGAGGTGTGCTCAATTGTTCGTATAAAGAATACAATTTAGACATGGTTTTGTTGTTCAAAACATTATGTTTGAATTCTTTTAGCGATTTCTTGAATTCCTTTTCATCTTTGTAGGATTCAATTAGATTGTTTTCAATTATGGATTTGATTTTTCCGAAAGTCATTATGGTGTGTTTTCAATATAAATATTAGGAGTTTAGTAACTTATCCAATTCTTTTGAAATTTCTCCTAAAGATTGTTGACCTTGACCTAAATCTAAAAATGTTGACCCCTCTAATAAGTTACTTTCAATCAATAAATTCATGTTTTTCATTCTTGATTCTGGAGTAACTGCGGCTTCTCCACCTTCAGGTGCCCCACCTTCAGGTGCCCCACCTTCAGCTGGTGGTGCAACTTCTTCTCCACCTCCCGCAGGTGGTGGTGCGGTTTCAAATCCTGCTCCACCTCCAAATGATTCTTCACCACCTGTAGTTGTTGCTGCGGTTGTTGCGGTACCTCCTGTGGTATTACCATAAAGTTTATCTATATTATCAAATAAACCTGTCTTAGTGATAACTGTAGGAGTTGCTTTAAGTTCTTCACCAACAGCTCTTTCAATTCTTTGTTGTTGTAAATCTAATCTAATTTCTTCGTCAGACCAATTAAAGATGTGTTTCTTAGCCCAAGTAGAAGATGTAGGTTGAATACCGTTTCCTGGATCTGAAACTAAATCTTTATACAATAAAACTTTTTCTTTCCATACATCAATTTTTAATAAGTCTGCTTGTGTAGATGGGTTAGACAAACCTAATGTAAAGTTTTGTAACTCGTCCTCAAACCCTAATAAGAATAAATGAACAATTGCAATTTTATTTAACTCGGCAATCATACTTTTTTGAATTCTGTTGATTGTACGAGCAAAACGAATATCTTGTAATGATAAATTTTTACCATCACCTACAACTTCTTCAAAACCTAAAAATGCTTTAGGAACACGAAGAGCTGTTAATAATTTCTTTTGGATATATTCTATATCGGCAATCTCTGATAAGTTAGTTGCTCCTGGTAATGTTGTAATTGGGTCTGGCGCGGCTGGGTCACGAACAGGGATAAAATAATCTTGATCTACAGCCATTTGGTTAAACCTCATATCAACATTTCCTGTTTTAGCGTCAACAATTTGTTCTCTTTTGAATTTGTTTGCAACACGGTTTACGTATGCTTCAACATCATCATCATTCATGTTACCGACAAAGACTTTAAACATTCTTCTTTCAGGTGCTCTTGATGTACGATAGATTAACATTGCATCTTCAGATAACAATAATTGTTTCCATATACGTCTTGCCTTTTCTAACATGGAAGTGCCATAAGGAAGTTTTCGGTCATCACCTAATAATCTAAAGTGAGCAACTTCCCATGATTGGAATTCCATATTTCTGTTTTTCCAAGTAAAATGAAGAGCCTTTTTATTCTCATCTTTTTCTTGTGTAATATCCACAGTAATTTTTGCGCTAACTCCAACCTCATGACGTTCAATTTCAATTGTTGGTAATTGTTGACAACCAATAATACCCTTTTCAGGGTCTAATTTAAGATAAACAAAGTTATCACCATACTTACAAGTGTTTCTTGTCCACATTGGTAAGTTGGTGTTAATATCAAGTGCGTTGTTGAATAAATCGGCTAATACAGATTTAATACGTTTTGATTCAGAATAAATTTGAAGGATAAAACCATCTTCATTTGTTGTTGTAGATTCTTCAGAATATATGTCTAATGCGGCTGAAATCTCAGGAGTGTACTCCATTGATTCGTAATCGTACTGAGCAGATAATCTTGATGGTTCATAGTAAATGGCTTGAGAATATAGGTTGTTTTCAACCTTAGCCCATTGGTTTGTTAAATAAAATGTTTGTTGCGCTTGAAGTTTTTCTCTTTCATAATCATCACGATTTGGAGTACGCAAAAGTTCTTTCTTATCAAACTTAAAAGTTGGATAATCTTGTTTTAATAATGAATTAGGTCCAAATGTTTTTGACAGCCTCTGCCATACCGTAAGATTATTATCGCTCATATGTTAAATTTACTAATTACCTTGATAATATAAATAGTTAACGAGATCCAAATAACCAACCGTATTTTTGATAGTCGGCCTTAGTTGCAGCCCCATTATTATTTAAATTATTGTCTCTTCCCATTTGTGGAACCATTGGATTAAAAAAGTCGGAAGAGTTTTTATTTTCATTCACAGTTGTTGCCCATGAATTTATCATCGCCTTTGTATGATTCGTAACTTTTTCTAAAGATTGGAATGATTTTTCTGCAACATATAATGCCATAGAAACACCCATAATACAGTCATCGTGATGTCCTTTTTGATGGTCAGGTCTTCCATTGATATAAATAAATGTATTCATTTCATTGTATAATCTATTTGAATATACTTTAAACCCATGCCTTACACCCTCTTCAAACGCTGCAATAATTTGAACTCTTTTTGAATTAAAATTAATCCCTGGTATTTTATCATTTATTTTTGGGTCCCATTTCCACTTATTACTTGTATCAACATTATCAACATATAATCCAGCTTGATAATTTAACTCTTGTAACTTTCTTGCAGTAGAAATACCCATACCACCTGTGATGTCAATAACACAATAAGCATTATACATTGTTCCCCATTTATATGCAATTTCTGCTAATACATCAGGTGGGATTTTTGCAACGTATTCTAACACTTGTTCTCTTTCATCAAAATCAATGATTTGAATACACGAGAAGTCTTCAGAGTCACCTCTTGATACATCCACACCCATTACATATTTGTGACCGTTTACGGGTTCTTTAAATATCCATAATGAACCACCCATAAGTTTAGCTTGAGGCTCACGTAAAGTATTTTTGGCAATACCTTGCATCAATTCTGATTCAAATACATTATCACCTGAACCCAAGAAGTTACATTCCAATTCCTGAGCAACTTTTCTTCGGTCAAACTTTAACTTCTTAACCATACTTTCAAACCATGATGAACATGGTTTATATCCCTGACTAATGTAATCAGTTACGATTGAATGGTCTCTGTCATATGGATTTTCCATTGACAAGTTAATAATATCCTTATCAGTATATTCTTCTCTATTTAATAAAAAATGAACCAAATCGTTTGTTTTAACCATATACAAATCTTTTGTATATCTTGGGTCACGATACCAAAACATCTCAGATATTTTGAAATCATTCATATTCCTTAATGATTGGTCGTAAATCTCATAGTAAATTTGGTCATATCCGTTTGGAGTAGATACTACAATTACTTTACCCCCTGTTGATAGGGATGCCATACACGCAGACCAAAAATCTGAGTCCGCTTCAATAAACGCCGCCTCGTCAAAAACAAGAATTGTTGGAGTATAACCCCTCAAAGCATCTTTTGATGTTGCAACAGCCTTAACTTCACAATTATTATTAAGTTTAAAGTGTCTTTGGGAGTTTTTTTCTTTTGAGAATGAAATACCAACCCACGCGGGCCATTGTTCAGTAAACCCTCTAACCTTGTTAGCCATCTCCATTGATGTGTCTAACTTGTTGGCAATAATAAGGATTTTTTCAGGTTTGTTCTTTTGGGCAAATGCCAATTTTTTTGATATCCAAGCGGCGGTTACTGTTGATACACCTGCCTGACGATACTTTAATGCAATGTTCTCATTGTATTTGTCGTAATCTTCAATTAAACTAACTTGGTCTGGGAATAAATCTAATGGGACGTATTTTGATACGGTATTATCGTATGTCTGTAAATAAGTTCGAAGTGCGTAAGGAGTATTCCTCATGCACTTCGTTAATTCTATAATAAGTTGTTCTCTATTCACAAAATGTTATTTAGGTAATGATATACCTAAACCACCTAAAAAGTCATCTAAACCATCATCTTCATCCTCATCTGAATCAATATTTTCCTCTTCTTTGTAGTTTTCAAATTCTTCTTTCATTTGAATAGCTTCTTTCATAATTTCTTCAAATCTTGAAGTTGCTTTTCTAACTTTTGAAGAATCTTCAGAGATGGCATTTCCAATAATTTCTAAAAACTCTTGTGCTGGTATTTGGTATAACAATATATGGAACCAGTTTATTAGTCCTTTATTATCTTGGTCGTACATTTTATCGGGTAATGCAAATCTAATTTTTTCAACTATTTCAGGACCGATTCTTAATTGCATTGGTTCGTTAGATAAAATGTCTGTTTGACCTTGTACTTTTTGACGAAGACCTGGCTCTTTTGGTAGTCCGTGTCTACCTTTAGCTTCTTCTAATCCTTTAATAATTTCATGACAAAGAATTGGGAAAATCATACCTGTGGCCATGATTTTTGTGTCGGATTGTGATTCACCTTCTTCACCATCTTCATCTTCATCGGCGTCACCTAATTCAACTTTACCTGCAACACCTTGACCTGTTTGACTCATCATTTCAATCATTTGCTCCATACTAAAATACATGAAATCATTGATTGCCATGATACCCAAATAATCTCTATATAAAGACGGGTCAATTGCATCTAATCTCGATTTAATTTCAGGTTTTTGGAAAAGGTAATGTCCTTTTTTTGCAGCACCTTGAATAATTGCGTTGATAATGTTTCTTTTGTGTTTCTCTAACTCTAAAATTTCTTCGTCAGTTAAATCTTCAACATCAAAAGATGGAAATTCTAAAGGTTGTTCTTTTTCTTCCTCATCTTCTTCTTCATCTTCAGGTTCAAATCTAAAATTACCAGTATCTGGCATACCTAAAGTCGCCTCGATTTGGTACCAATCTGCAGGAACTTCGGCCTCATCTAAAGACGCCTCTATTGCCAACTCTATGAGTTCATCCTTGTGAGCGCTCTCAATTCTCATAATATTAGGAAGTTTTCTCATCATTTCTTGATAAACCATTCCTTGAACTTGTCTTGAACTAAGGTCTTGAATACCTGTAACCTCTCTTAATTTATCAGCAACTTTTTGAAATCTTTTACTAACCAATCTTTGAACATCCTGAGGACCTTTTGTCATTGCAGGATTTGTTGCATAAAGTCCTTCAGGACTTGCTAACTTTCTTTCTAAGTTTGGGTCCATTCTTTCAGGTGTATTCCCGTAATCAATTTGTTCGTTAATTTTCTTTGCCATAAATTATTTCTTTAATAAGTTCATTATCACATCAATCACTTTATCTTTAGCCTGTTCAGGAGAAACTTTTTTTGCCTTTGGAGCAGGATTCTCACCAGGGTTTGGATTTTTACCAGGATGAGATGGTCTTGGTCTTGTATCAGGTTTTGTACCAGGTTTTGTTGGTGCTGGTTTTGTTGTTGGTGCAGGTGAGGTTTGTTGTTCCTTTGTTTCACTCTTTTTAGCCTTTGGAGCAGGATTCTCACCAGGGTTTGGATTTTTACCAGGATGAGATGGTCTTGGTCTTGTATCAGGTTTTGTACCAGGTTTTGTTTTTGGTTTTGTTGGAGCAGTTGTTGGTTCTGATTCTGAAAGAACCTTCATTAAATCTCCTTTTGTAATTCTTGGGGGTATATGTTTTTCCACTATTCTTTCTATTTGAGTTTCCAAGAACAAAGATACAGGATTTTTCCCTTCTTTCAATTGTTTTTTTACTTCTCTAACACATCTTTCCCATTTTCTTGATTTTTTAGGTCCAACTTGTGAATGACAAATAGCCCAAGGATTTGGACCATCTTTTTCTTCCATCATTCCCATACCATCCGTTTCATCACCAAATCCATCATCTGATGAAGGACCTACTTGATGAGGGTCTTGAGTCTCAGTATCTTTATTTGGGTCTAAAGTTACTTCTTCTTCTTCATCCAGTTCTTTTTCATAAACTTGAAATGGTTTTTTTTCACTTTTTAATTTACTAATTGTCTCAGCATCTGTTTTTGATACCATTGTTTCTTCAACAAATAATTTTTTATGTAATACATTAATCTGTGATTCAGTTAATTTACTAACTGTTTTAGATGATAAACCTTTATCAATCAATTCAAGGGCTTTTTTATTAACTTTCATATATTAACTTTTTTTCAAATTCTAAAATCAAATCTCTTTCGTAGAGTTTATCTTTAATTTCTTGCTCGGTACTTCCAAATCTAAACACCATTCTTTTTTGTCCTTCAGATTCTTCAGTTTCCCAGGCTAACGCAACAACATCATCTATTGCGTCTATCATACAAAAAAAATCGGAGTTCTGAATCAATTCCAATTTTAAATCAGTATTTCTCAGAACTCCTACTTTCTTAATGTATTGTAATTCAGGTGGAGTTGGATAACCGTTGGAAGGTTTACTCTCCCAAGATTCTCCCCAAACATCCAAACTATCTGAAAATATAAATTCGTATAAATTATCTCCCTTATAGTTAGGACCTAGTCCGTTAACATAAGTTAAATAGCTCATATTAAATCTCCGTTTGGTGTAATTCTTACTTGACCTGCTTTAGTTTCAAAAACTAAATTCTTTTTGTTTGTAATTCCAACAAACTTAGAATTTAAATTTTCTTTTATAAATTTTTTCGCAGCTAATTCTTGTTCAATAGTTTCAGTCATTTTAACAACTGATTCCATAATCTGATTAACTACAGCTTTTTTCTTAGCAGTTTCTTGAATTTGTTTTTCTTTACCTTCTCTGATTTCTTTTTTAGAAACCTCAAAATATTTTGAAATTACTTTATCTACTTTTGATTCACCAAAGATACTATCAAAGATTGCTCCATTACCATAATCTTCTTCTTCCATTTCATAACCCTCAACAGGAACATCCATATCAGTTTGAATATCTTCAACTTCAGTATCGTCAGTCATATCTTCACCGTCCATATCATCTTCAGCTCCAAAATCTTCAGTTTCATCTTCTTCAAATTTGGACATAATGTCTTCCATATCTTCCTCAGATAATGATTTTAAATCTAATGAAGATAATACCATATTAATTACATATTTGATGTCTTCAGAAGTCATTCCTTCTTGACTATCAAGTGTTCTAATTTTTTGAGTTAATTTACCTGTAAGTTTTTGGATTGATTTAAAAGTAACTTGGTCTTCTCCACCTTCTTCAGTATCAACATCAATATCTTCAACATCAGTCTCAGGTGCCATGTCTTCCATTCCCATGTCTTCCATTCCCATGTCTTCCATTCCCATGTCTTCTTCTCCTCCCATCGGTGATGGTGGTAATTCAGGTGAAGGTACTGATGGTGGTGCTGCTGGAGGAGCCATAGGAGCCTCCATTTCAGGTGATGGTGCTGGTTTTGGTGTTTTTAATGTGAATTTTTTTTGTTCACCATATAAAGAAATACCTTCATCATTTTCATTAAGTCTATTTAATTCACCAGCAACAAGATTTAACCTTTTAAACGCTTGTGAATACGATGAATAATATTTCCTATTTTTCATAGGTTCAATATATTCAGTTTCAGATTCTGAAATAGTTTTCTTAATAATATACCCTTGTCTTTCTCTAACAATTTCATATTTGTTTCCGTCGGCAAGAGCTACTGAATATTCAGATTTTGCAGTTTCGTTAATTGCTTTTGGCATTACTTCGTTAAAACGAGCAATTTCCATAATTCTATTTAGTTTGTCTTGGCCTTTTAGTTTTTCACTACCAATTGGTTTTAAATCTGCCATATCTTTTTATTTTATATTTTAATTATTTAATCCGTTAAAACCACCTAAGGTTATTGCGTTTAGTTGCACGATTGGTTCATTATCAGCATTAGAAAATACGGGATGAGGGGCAAACCCATTAGCTGGACCTCCCTCTGTAATTGAACCACCACTAAAATTACCTAAAATCTCAACGGTATACTCGTATTGTGTATTTGCGGAATATGTTGCCATGTGTATTAATTTTTCTTAATAAATATATGATTCATACGAATAATTTAATTATTCTTGAATTGTTCTTTCAACAGACAACTCTTTATCTGTCTCTTTATTCACGGTATCAAATAATTTTTCTATGTGACCTGACCTTCTTAAAAACTTAAAGACTAAATTTTCATAAGATAATTCACCATCTTTTTCTAACCCAGCCTTTCTATAATCTTTGAGTTTAGTCTTAATTGTTTCTAAATCTTTGCCCTCGTCAATTGCAGTATCAATCTTTTCTGTCCAAGTTTTTATCTTTTTTTCAAGCACACCTTTATCAATTTCATTCTTGAATTTTTTTGGTTTACTAATCCATTCATCATTCATAACAGAATAAACTCCCGAACTATAATGTGGTTCTTCTGCATCTTGAGCATATAACTCAACATCATAACCAAAAATCTTAATATTATGTTTGTCGTTGAAAACTTGTTTTTTTAAATTAAACAATTCTTTATACAATTCACTTTGGTTTTCGTATTGTTGTAAATCAACAATTACATGTAAATCAAAATCTGAAAATTCTGACCAATTAAAATTTGCCAATGAACCTGTGAGATGAATATCGTCCACAAAAACATCATCACCCAAATAATCAATAAACTCTTCCGCAATACGCGTAAGAGCTTTTCTAACTTTTGGTATCATAACCGCTTTGTTAGGTTCTTTTGGGGATTCCCAAATTTTTGGGTTTAATGTGTCCTTAATAGAAAAACTATCAAGGATTTTTTGAAAACTATTCATCCTATATAAATAGTAGGATTATTAAAGTTTTTTATATGGGTATTTTTTTGCGATATCTGTGGTAAAAAATTTACCTTGAGATTCTGCTAACCTAAGTTTTGTATAAACCTGATGGGGAACCCCATCGTATTTGTATTTTGCTCCGTTATTAAATTCAACAACTAAATCTTTTGTTTCAGTATCGTATTCAGTTGATTTAATATTTGACGATTTTATTTCGTTTTTAATCTTCGTCCCGTTGATTTCTTCTTTGACTATAGCCATCTTTACTTAGTGGGGTTAATTCGTTTATTTTTTCCATTAATGGTTTTAAATATTCTTGGAAATGCTGTCTTAACTCAATATATGTATTAAGTAGTTCTCTTAAAGTTAAAGATCCATTTAAATATAATTCAAAAGGTTTCATGTATATAAATACAAAACCCCCACCATTTGGTGAGGGTTTCATTTAAGACTTCAGTTTTTTTAATTCATCCCTGAGTTCAATCGCCATTTCAAAGTTTTGTTCCTTAATTGCTTTTTTCAATTCAAGTTCAACTTTTTCAATTTCTTCTTGATTTGATTCTAAGTTTTTAATTTGGTCTCTCAATTTAATTGCTGATTCAAAATCTTCAGTTTCAATTGCCCTTTGAAGTTTAATCTTAAGGTATTCTTCTTTACTCATTTGTTTTGACTTGTCTAAATCTGATAAATCAAATACCTTATAGTAACTAGTCACTTTATATGAACCATCAGGTGATTCATAACTTTTTTCCGACCAATCCGTTTTATGGAAATCTTCCATCATTTTTTCATAACGAGCTATTAACTCGTCAAAGTTAAAATTAAAGTTTCTTTTGTTAAACATATTTTTTTTGTTTTTGTAAATTTATTTTATATCTTTGTGGTATCAAAATTTATTCCTTTGATAAATATAAGTCATTTTTTCAGATAAAACAAATATTATATGACATTATGTCATTATAAAAAAATATTACTGACAATTTGACAAATTATTTGGAGATGTATAAAATTTGTTGTTACTTTGTAAAAAATCTATAAAATATATGAACGACTTAATGGACGATGACGACAAAATGATGAGTAAAAAATCAAAATCATCTGCAGATTCAAACACACCTGTATTAGACAACTTCAGTAGAGACCTAAATAAA